TCATGATAGACTATAACATTCTCACTTTCACCCAAATCACTAACTCTTATAAATTGCAAATATGTTTTAGTTTTTAATTTAGCAGTATAAACATAATTAATATTGGGTATAGAGGGATCATTATTTACTAAAACTATAGATGCGTTTCTTATCCGTTCAATAGTATTATCATCTAAAACTGACCCTACAGTGCTGTAATCAAGATATACAAAATCAGAAAATTCCTTAACTTTTACAAGACTATAATTATTATCTTCTTTGAGAATTTTATAAGTTTGTAAGTACCCTTGATTATATATTGCAAAAGTTCTTTCAATAGGATCTACATCAATTATAGGAGAACTATAAGCGGCACCATTATGATACCAAAGCAAATTAATCAATGAAGATTTATTTCTTTAGCTAAGATAGCTGTATAACTGAGTAAGTGATGAAGTACTTGTAGATTCAGATAAATCAAGAGGATTTGTAATAGTTCCTAAATTACTTGTTAAAGTCTTTAATTCCAGAGTATTTATCCTATCAGACCAATTTTTATCTAAATCAATAAGATCACTACCACTCCAACGAAAACTATGATTTGAGTCATTACCAGAACCAATCTTTATATAAATTTTTCCTTCTTCAGGTTCAATAATTGTCCAATCTTCTTCAGAAGTATTAGCTCCAAAATCAATAAATTTATTAGGATATTTAAAACTTAAAGTTCCTTCAATAGAAGTGGAGCCTTGAATATAATAAACTTTATCAGTATAACTTTGATTATTTAAATAAAAATTAATAGGGGTGCTCCCATTAATAATGCTTTCAAATTCAATAATATCATCTACATAACTTGGTAATTGTTCAGCAGCCTCCTATGGGGTCAGCTTTGGTTTCCATAGCTTCTGCGAATTCCTCTTTAGTAACTCCATTATTCTCAATGTTCGTAAGTACTTGAGCTAGTTGAGGATTTTTAATATCGTAGCCCTTTTCAAGCTGTAAAATAATTTTTTCGTTAGTCATAGTTAGAATTAATTATAATAATAAAGGGAGGAGCTGCTGCCCCCCCCCTAACTGTTATTTACTAGTACTAGATGGTTTAGGCTTGGCTTTCTTAATAGCAAGATCTTTCTCTTTGATAGCTATCTCTTCAGATAGTTTAGTTCTATCAAAGGCTAATCTTTCATTAAATTGCCTTATCTGCTCATCTAACTTAGCTCTTTCCATAGAGTTATCTTGAACTTCCGGAGCCTCTTGTTCTGCATTACCAGACTGCTTAATCTGTTCAATAAGAATCTTAGTCTCATTATCACGTTGGTTAAGCATATCTTGGAAGTCCATCTCAGCCTGCTTCATCTCCATCTCAGCCTGCATTTGCTGCTGAGCAATCTCTTGTTCTTGCTGGGCCTGTTCTGCTTGTCGCTCTTGAATAGCCTGCTCATCTTTCTCAATAGTTCTTCTAATCTCTGAGAGAGATGAGGAAGTATAAATCTTCATTATCGAGGAGAATGAGAGAGTCTGATTTTGAAGGGCAGCCTGAGCTAAAACATCAAGTTTAGATGCAAGATTCTGAGTTTCAGGAGAGGCATCTACAACAATACCATAATCACTATCAGCAAAGGTATCTCCATCAATCTCTAAGGACTTAATAGCACCATCTGAGGTTATATACTGGAACTTCTTATTCCTACCCCTCATAGCTATCTTAGTAGTTTCTAAGAAGCACTCTAAAGCTCTCTTCTTAACATCATCATGCATGGTAAAGAGCCACTCAGTAATATGGGAGGACTGGAGATTGGATCTTTCTACACCTCCAACAGTCTCTCGATTACTTATCTGACCTTCGCGCTGGCGTGTAATACCAGCAACTTCTCCCATCTCATTCTTAATAAACTCAAGAAGATTTATATGCTCTTGGATATAATTGCCTTGTTCTGCATCTATAACACCACTAGATTGGTTATTTAGAGCACCAGCAATCTTACCCTGAGCAGCACCACCATTTCCCTCCTTAAAACTATCTGTAACTGCTACATGGTTAACTTTAGCATAGTAAAGCCATTTATCAATCTCCCAATTTTTGGGAACCATAGCAAGATCTAATTTAACAATCTTACCCCAGTTAGCAGCAATAGCTTTATTAAGTCTATCATAGATGACATCGTAGAAGTAGGCGTACGGTTTCATCATATCTACAAGGGAGAAGGGCCTGGAATCGTTGAGGTTATACATGGAACCAACAATACCAAAGTGGCATCTTGATGGATTAGAAATCCTGTTATATTGTACAATACGAGGTCGCATGTTAACATAAATATCAGGACCTATCTTAGTACCTTCCCAGGCTTCATTAATCCAGAAAATCTCTTCTTCCTCACCAAGAGTTTTATCTATGATATAAGTTTCTGGGTAGAAATCGAATATTTCTTCACCAGTCTCAGGATCATAAGACTTAACCTTCTTAATCTTACGCTTACTCTTCCAGTAAAGTCGTAAGACTCGAATGTTTCCTTGGAGATCATAATAATTACTCGTAGCCGAGAATCCTGACTGACCCATCAGCAAGAAGTTCTCTACGATAGTGCCACCTGAAATGTCAGTACCATCAATCTCTGCGGTATTGATAAAAGCATTTCGCTCATCAATATTATACATAGAATCGCTGCTAAAAGTACTAGCAAGCTTATCTATACTATCCACATCCTTCTTAGTAAGTACATCAAAGTAGGTGTCTAGAATCCTGCCAGGACTCCAGAAATCTATGAGAATTATAAGGTCTGCATCCTCAACTCTATTGGAGAAACCATTCTTAAAGATATGGACTTTAAGGGGATTAAGTCGCTCAAAAGTAGGTTCTCCTCCAACAATATCACATTGGTAGATCTCCTCACCACAGATCATAGCATCCATGAAACCATCGTTAAAGGTCTTAGGAATATTAAGCTCTTTCATGTAGTGAGAAAGAATAGTACTAGCTCTCATCTCAATCATATCCTGCCACTGATAGTCGAAGTAATAAGATAACTTATCAAGCTCCTTATCAAACTCTTCTTCGGATAAATTCTCATCCTCTATCATTGCCTGGACCTGCTCCTGAAGCATAGAAAGCTTACTATTCTCTATCTCAGAAATAGAGTTAGGATTGGTTACAACAACCTTAAATTCGAATCTTCGCTTCGACTCCTCACCTTGAAGTACGTGAAGCTTAGAATTCATAATCGGGAAATGCTGAATAGATTCTGGAACATAAAGTGCATTTACATTATCTGGGTTGAGAATCAATTCTACATCTCTCATATCTAGAACACCATTTATGAGATTATAATTGACCCTCTTCTTCAGTAGAGAGTTACGCACCATGTTGCCAAAATAGTAAGTTCTCTTATCCGCCCAGTCAAGGTGCTGCTTACGCCACTCCTTGGTCTTCTTGGAGTAGGCAAGCATCTGCGGCGGAATATTCTTTAAATCTATCATAGCATTAAGTTAATTACATAATTTGTACAAAGATAAGTAATTATCTTCAAATTTCCAAGACGTTCAAAAGTTTACTAATAGTTTTCATAAATATCTACTACTAATTATCCTTGTGTAAATATTTAGCGAACTTATAGTCATAATTCCTAGTAAAGAAGTCATCGTTTCCTAGGTAATTAGATTGATCCATACTAATAACTTCTGAAGGTGATTGATTACCACAAAGCATTAACTTCTGCTCTCGTAATAACATAAGCATTAGTAGAGCATCATAACGGTCAAAGTTGCTATCAGGATTCCACATAGATAGCTCTTTCATAAGAGCTCTATAGTAGCATCTATTAATACTGTTAATAGTAATTTCAACCTCTTCCTCATGCTCATCTACAGTAACTTTAGTAGTAATTTTAAAGGGCTTAAGTAGCCAATCTCTAATACATTTCCTACCATAAGTTTGAACTGGCTGAGTAGCATTTACACCTCGGGATTTATTTCCAAAAAAATTACCTTTAACAATTTCCTTATCTCTTAAAAACTCAGGAACTTCACAGAGTAAATATAAGCTGTTAGTTTTTGAAAAATATGTAAACAAGCCCTTCTTATTATTCTCATACAGTAATTCTGCATTGTAAAATAAGCATATACGTCTACATGTTTCATAATAATCTTCTGCAAACATAGGTCGTCCTACATACTCACAAACTAATTCATCTGTAAATAAGTCTAATACATAGATAGATCCTAGAGACATAGTGTCAGATACATCATCATCATAAGGGTCGGCACCAGCAATATAACGTCCCCAGGGTACTTTGCCATCAGGACCTTTAATAGGCATCTTATTAATATGTACAGCTCCTTCAAGCTTATTATCTTTATGAGGATAATCAAGGATGGGCTTAATATCAGCATCAGGAGTAAACTCTACTTTACCTTCCTTAGTCTGAACAAGTCTTCCAACCCACATATCATCTAAACTCTTAGGATTCTGATCTAACTCCAAAATACGATCATTAAGTTTATCAGAGGGGAAGATATTACTATCCCTACGCATAATAGCATCTGTGATAGTAAATGCATACTCAGCTTTACGACGTGTGAGCTGAATAGGATCAGAAGAGTTATACTTTAACTTTATTCTAAATTTTAACTCATCAATGATAGCTCCAACAACATCAGATACACCATCTTCATTATAGAATCCTTTAGAATTCATATAACTAGGGAAGAAGAATATAGTTCTTTTAGCTCCTACAGAACCTTTATCATATACATTAGGAAGAGAATAAACATTATATCCATCAGGATAATTAATCATCTCAAGAGCTCCCATGAAGTCCGAGCCTTCTGATCCTCCTGTGCCTATAGCATAGGCTAATCCAAAAGCTACATTGCCTTCTTGAACATTAGGTAGTGAAGTTTGCCAAACATCTAGAAACTTTGGGAACGTACCAAACTCTTCATAAAATAGTCTCTGAGACCGTTTACCACGAGTTTTGTCAGCATCATCTTTAATAGCAATGCCTAAAACTTCATTTTGGGTACCTTTAGGAATATTAGTCTCTTTATCTAAATAACCAGATACCCATTGCATTTCTGATAGTGAATTTTTCAATCGAGCTTTTGGAAATTGAGTATACTTCGAACAGAAATCTATACCATCTACAAACTTATTTAAGCTGCCGTCTTTAATTAAGAACTCTTTCTGATCTGCTACAATAGTGCATTTAACTTTATTAAGAGAAGTCATAGATTCTCCTAACAGAAACATCTTACACATAATAGCTGCTATGCTATATGACTTACTATTATGAGTCTGTATAAAATCTCCTATAAGAAAAGAATCATCTAAAGCATCTACCGTAACGCATTTGCATTGTTTATTTCCAACAAATTCAATATTAATAATCCTAGTAGAATCTCTTCTAGATTTAGCATAATTAGATTTATAGTTTACAAGATTACTTTTACGAGGAAGTTTAAATACTTCTGGTCCTCCATAAATCTTTACAATATAAACATCTTTACATCTCTTATAAATACCATCTTTTTTGTAACCTGCTGGATGTTTTTTAAAAGAACAATTATATCCTAAGCTTCTAGCAAGCCACATTATATCTTGACATAAAAACTCTGAAACTGTAGTAAAAATAGGGATGCCCTCTGTAGATACATATCCATCTGTATCCATTAGTCCTTGTAATAAACTTAACCTAACTTTTCTACTATTATACTTAAATTCTCTAGGAATAAATTTATCTTCAGATCCTTTATCTACTAACTTATAAAACTTTAGCAAAGTTCTCCAATTAGGAATATGAATTCTATATGCATACTTATCTTTCCATTTAGTATACTGATAAGGTATATACTGCTTTATAATATCAAAATCAGTAGTTTCACACGTATAATAGCAACTAAGATGTTTAAAACATCCATCTCCTAGAAGGAGCCCAAACGTGTATGGATCTATTTGCGTAACATCTTCTTTAAATTCAACTCCCTCATTAGATGGAATAGAATATATATATTCAATACCTTTAGGAACCCTAGAGCTTATCTTATGAGAATGTTTATATTCATTAAATAATTCCAGCGTAGTCTTGAGTATAGGTTTCTTAGAATTACGCTTATAAACATTCCAAATATGATTATCAGAAGCTGTGATAGTTCTACCATCTCTAAGAGTTATTTTATAACAAGGGGATTCTCCTACAAATGGGATATTTACTACTTTTGTAATAGTATTATAATTTCCAAATAAGTAATCCCCTATTTTAATGTCTTTCCATAATTTAAGCCCTTCTGGAGTTTCTACTAACTCATTTACCTCAATAGCTCGGCCTCTGGACGCAATTTCTACAGCATGTTTAGCACCTACAAAATCATCATATATTCCACCATTTCGAGCTTGATTTAGATAGTGAAACCTTAGATAGACCCCTTCCCAAAACTCTGGAAAATCTACTACACGATCACCAATTTTAGACCCTTTACGAAGCTTAGTTTGAATAATGGGGAAGTAATTTAGATAAAAATACATATCTCCTGGAATCCATTCGCCATCTTCAGGTCGTACCATTCCTTCAAGACATCTAGTAACTTCCCTAGTTAGCCACATACCAAATTCAGACTTAGGATTAGGATTTGGAAGTAGCTTAGTATAGCATCCATATTTCTGAAAATATATTGCAGATTGCCTAAAATAGTCCATATTTTCAAGGATGTGAGGATGACAGACATCTACAATAATCCTACCATAAGAATCCCTAGGAAGATCTTTTGCTCTCTTACGTTCAGGAGAAATAAGACTTTTTATAAACTCTGTATTTGTTATAATATCCATGAAATCATCCCAAACTTCTGTAGGAAGTGAATCTCGTAATTCTTCAGTAATAGGTGTTTGAAATTCGTTAGTTGGAAGAAGAATCATGATAGTTCAAAAAATTAGATAGTCCGTCTTCAAGGATAGTTTTTTGCTTCATACCTCTCATAGTACCCATATCTTCAATCTCCTTGGATACAGCTTTCTCGGCATCAGTAAGCTCCTTAACCAAGCTAGGAACCTGCTTTACAGCAGTCATAACTTGGCCTATATTAAATACTAATTTACCATTAGCATCTTTCTCAGTTAAATCTATAGATCTAAAGGTATTGCGAATATTATCAATAATGACCCTAGTATCTTGTAACAGTAACGACGAGGATGTTGTAGTAAGGTATTTATAGAGTTCTATAGCCTCTAAAACCTGCTTATCAGGCTTCCAGTCAGCATCTAAACCTATACTATCCTTAACTCGTAAATCTCTATCTGCCTCTATAATTTCAAAGGAAAAGTCTGACCTAGGATCATACATAAAGTATAAATAAGCTAACTCTTTCATAGCCTTAGTCTTCTCCTTAGTTCTATCCCTATCTACAAGTCGCTTAAAGGGACGTAAGGCATATGCCTCATCAGAAATCTTTAAATTATAGTCTTTATACGTAAATAGTCTCATACTAAAAAAGCTCCCTACTTGTGATAGGGAGCGTTAAATTAACATACAAGTTTCTTAGCCTTGGGAGGTGTAACCTCAGTTACTTCCCAATCAAATTCATCCACTTTGAAGAAGATATTAGCACTATCAATAAGCAATGCAATCTTACCATCTATCTCAAACATGGGGATCTCAAAATCTAGAGTTTCATTATAAAACTCATCAGGCATGTCTGCTTTAGTGGAATCTTTAGTGTAACGCTTCCGAGCGTACTTCGAGAAGTCAATCTGTACTAGATCACCAGGTTTATACTCTCGTACCCCAGGTCCTACAGCAATAACTTCCTGTACTTCTTTAAGCATACCTACAGAGTCTTTTTCAATAAGACCTGCTTCACTTACACACTCTTCCTCAGTGTAAGTATTAGATGTTACTATCATCTTCGTGAACGGAGGCGTCACCCTCTTTATCTTGAACTGCTTTCTCTGCATATTCCTTAAACTTTTTATTAAGGAACTGAGCTCGGGAATATGATGCATAAAACTTGCCTAAGCTAGGAACATTGATGCTAGTCTGCATCTTCGTGAATTCCTCCTCTGTCATATCCTCATTTACAGGAACATTTTCTAATGTATCCTTTACCCAGTTCCAATACTCTCTATAAGCTATTTCTATTACATCATCAGGTATGTTAAGCTTCTCAGAAGCTGCAAGAATTATATCTTGAAGAGTCTTATTATTTATCATAACTTACCTTGAAATTTAGTAGTAGCTTATATGAATCTCCTTCATATTCCAATGAGGGAATATATCTCTTACTTATAGTGTTATTAGTAATAACACCCGCTTTTCGTAGATTGGTTAATACTGACTGAAAGTTTCCCGGAGATATGCCTAAGTTTGCTACAATACCTTTCTTAATCTCATCAGTGAACAAAACTTTGTCCAGTATATCATCATCTGTAATTGTTCTAGATAATTCAAATCTACGTTGTAATAGTGCTGCTAACACTGCGAGCTCCCTACCAGGTAATCTATGTAAAGGTTTAAGAAACTCTAGCCAGAGCTTGAAAAAGTTTAGGCCAGAGGTCTTTAAATTGGTAGAAATAGACACAATGTCAGTATTCTTAGTCATATCCCGTTTACTCATTATTCTACATCTTTATCTGCTTCACAAGTTTCACATGAATCAGGTTCAGGAATTGTAAGCATATTCTCAATATTAATAACTGCCTTACTTACAAAGTCTTCACTAAAAAGATCCTTATACTTAAGGACATTGAATAAACTATCAAGACGCTTACCCATAACAACTTCCATAGCTCGATTATATTCCACTAATAGCTGCTGATACTCTTTATGCTTATTCTGTAGCTGTACCTGTAGGTTATTAGCAATATCTTTAAGCTGCTCATAGCTTAACTTCTCCGGCTGTTTTACTTCCATAGCTTTACTTGCTTTCATGGCTTTATTTGCTTCCATAGCTTTAGTCATAATTAAAATTCTTTACCATATTTAGCTCTATAAAGAGCTTGCCATTCATTAATTGAGGTAGTAGCAATATCTGTACTGCCACAATCATTACAATATTCTGAGATGCCAGATTCGTTATAAGCCATGATAACAAGGCTTAGACATTTCTTACAATAGTATACTGGCTCTCGATTATAATCCTCCTTGCTCCACTTAACCTTCTCAAAGTCGGAAGGAGTCTCTAAAGGAGGACACTTAGGCTTAATTAATTCTCCTTCCATTGCTTAAGGTATTGGTTAAACTCTATCTTCTTAAAAGCTTCTATAATCCTTAACTCTGTAGACTTTACATTCTTCTCAGTAAGATCATCTGATTCATCATTTACTATAAAGAGTGTTTGAAAGCCTCCATCATATAAGAGCTGAAGCTCTAACCCAATAGATACTTTACTATTAGTAGTTGAGAATGGGCCCCATAGAATCAACTTATAAGGAGGAGAGTATGCCTCATTAAATTGCTCAATATAAGCTGTTAGACGTTTCATTCTCATTAACTATTACACATTTAGTAGACAGGAACATATATGCTACTGATAAGGCATTCTCTATAGAGACTCTTGTAACCTTTGCAGGATCAAGAACATTAGCCTCAAGAGCATCCTCATAGTAAATTGGTAGTGTATCAAGAATTAACTTTCTACACACCATTAATGCTTTTGCAAGAATATGGTAACCTTTCTTATCAAGAGCCTTAGCAATGTCTTCCTGTATGATACCTGCTCCTACAACAACACCTTCCTCAATGGCTGCTCTAGTAGCACATACCGCATCTTCAATACGATCCTTCTTCTCAGACATCTCAATCTCTGTAGGTGCTCCTACATAAATCACTGCTACACCTCCTGAAAGCTTAGCAATACGTGCCTTAATATCATCAATAAGGTACTTAGGGTAGTCATTCTTAAGAGACTCTTTAAGCATCTTTACACGCTTTGTAATAGCCTCATTTGACTCTGTAGAACCTATAATAGTAGTCTCTTCAGAAGTAACTACTACCTTCTTGACTACTCCTAAGTGCAAATCCTCATTAGGATCAGGAAACTTATCATATACCTGAGATCCGGTAATAGCAGAAATATCTTCCAGTAAATCTTTCTTATATTCACCTACACCAGGTGTACGAATAGCTGCTATTTTAAGCAAGCCTCGCTGCACATTTCGTACAATAGCATTAATTACCTCAGGAGAATAATCATTAGCTATAAGAAGTATTTCCTCGTTATCCTGGACTATACATTCTAGGATAGAGAATAACTCTTTAACATTGTTAAGAATACCATTGTAAATTAGTACTCTAGGGTTGTTTAATACTGCAGCTCTATTAGCAGGATCGTTTATAAAATAGGGAGAGATATAACCCTTATTAATCTTCATACCCTCTACGGTCTCTGCATATGTGTCAAAACCATTAGACTCTTCTAGGGTTATAACCCCATCATAACCAATCTTTGAGATAACATCAGCAATAAGTGTGCCTATAAACTCATCTCCATTAGCAGAGATTGTAGCTATATGCTTAATACTATCTGGTGTATCGCCAACTTTGGTGGCTAGGGATTTAATAACTTCCCTAGCTACCTCATTGGATTTCTCAAGTTCTGCTCGGAGACTCTTAGCATCTGCACCAGCAACAAGCTGTTGATAGATAAGATTTATAAGAGCCTGAGCAATAATTGTAGATGTCGTAGTACCATCTCCTGCCATATCAGCAGTCTTAGCAGCTGCCTCCTTAACAAGCTGTACTCCTACATCATATAAAGGCTCTGGAGAGTTAATAGCTCTGGCTACAGTAACACCATCTTTAGTAACCTTAGGATAGTTATCCTCATAGATAACTACTGTATTACCCTTAGGACCAAAGGTTACCTTCACTGCATCTGCTAAGAGATCTACACCCTTCTTAACTTCTGCAAGTGCATCTAAGCCAAATACTATATTCTTACTCTTCATTATCCGCAAATAAGCTTATCTAATAGTTTATTAAACTGCTGAAGTACCTTTGTAAGCTCTTTAACAGCTCCCTCTGTCAGGGGATCTCGAACCTCATCCTCAGTAAGATCTTCAGGAACAGACTCATCTTTACCTGTAGGTTTAACTCCATTTCGTAGGACCATCCATGTCATACTATGCATGTCTTCTTGTGCAGGGAAATACTCCCAAAGACCTGTAGAATCTACTCGTACGAGTATAGGTTTATCAGGAAAATCACTCTCTACATTAGGAAGAAGTTCCCTAATAACACTAGGACCTTCTGAAATGTAAGGAGTTCTAGTCATGACTAGATTGTTAGGATCCTCCATAATCTTCTCCAATGCTTGGGAGAATGTGTAATACTTCTTTCTTGCTTCCATAAAATTAATTAATTATTTCTTCTCAACTACTTCCTTACCGAACTTATCAACAATCCAGTACGAAGCGATACCTGCAGCATAACTGCACAGACTCAATAAGGTCCCCCAAAAAGGGATGAGTTTCACCATTGCCAAGGTGCTAATTACTACGGCTGCACCAATACCGATCTTAGTCCAAGTTTTCTTACTCATAGGTTTAAATTTAATTAGCTGGGAGAACAGGGTTCGAACCTGCGTTACCTTGATTAACAGTCAAGTGCCTAAACCATTCAGCCATCTCCCAAAGAAAGGGTTTTATGGACTTTGTAAAGAACTTTACATTACCAAGGGCACCCCTTACCCGTGCCAGCAGAGAACCTGCTGCATTTGACATGAATAATAGTATTTATTAACAACTACCCTTGTAGGGTTACACAAGCTAAAATAATACCTATAAATACAAACTATAGGTTAATAAACTATTAAAGGCTAGGAATTTAATTAGAAACCCAATACTACCTCCTAGTATTGTTAATGCCCAATCAATCCAGTCCCATTTACCTCCATGCTGTTTATCTTTAAATTCCATTCCGCTAGCTACACCAATAGCCATGCCTAAATCAATAAAGCCTACTGGTATAGCATAGGTAAGATGCTTCCATCTATTCGATGCTTTAAACCATTCTAATATTCTTTTCATTGTATTAATATAATGCAAATATACAAAAAATATTTGATATCTCCAAATATTTTATCAATTATTTTTAATAATTTCTGAATATTTTTGAAATAGGATTATCATAATATTCTTTATTTAGATAAGTAGCAACTTCTTTTCTTCTATCTAAATGAGGCTTTCCTGGTCTAACATAATTTTCGGAAATAATTTCTACTAAATCAGTTAAAGATTTAGAATTATTAAAAAAAGATTCTTTAGCTTCCCTTGCTGTATCAAACCCATTGCTTTTCCCTCCATGTCTCCATTCTCCTCGTTTTAAACCAGCAACATTAGTTGTGATATATCTAGCTTGCCTTTGTAATTCTGGATCTAATACTCCATCAAAATCATGAATAGGTTGAAATTCTTTTAAGCTAGCTTTACGAGAAGGATCTGTAAATTGGATAAGACCTTCTCCAGAACCTCCTCCTATTTGTTGCATGTGAGGATCTGCTCCACTTTCAACAATATAATTACTCATTAAAGCTATAGCTTGATTATGGGTTAATCCAGATCTTCTATGTTGATTATATAGATAATCAAGATTTCCTCTATTTTTTCTAATATAATTACTATCCCAAGTACTTGATAATTCCCCCCCATCATCAAAACTATTTACTCTACGAAGTGTAGGTTTATAAGGAGAAGTAGCATATTCTTCAGGACTTAATGTAAAATATCTACCAGTAGATGAATCAATATAAGGACTATAACCACTAGCCATATCCTCCCTTATAGCCATACCGAAAGTAGGATGCTTAGGATTTTTAAGAATCATACCAGTTCTCGGGTCTCTCGAAGCCCAATGTTGGGTTCCTGGATCATACATATTTCCTACCTCTTCCGCAGTCTTGTAGTCATAGTATTGATCAGGATTATCATACTCATTCCTTAAAGGACCACCATAAGCAGCCAGCTTCCTACCATCCTTCTCAAGGCTAGACTTAGTAGAAGCTACATTATTAAGCAAGTGGAGTAGATACTCATCACTATAACGATTGATTATATCTGTATCATCGTACTTCTCACGCCACTTCTTAATATCTTCTACCGTGTACTTCTTCTTAGGATCAAGCTTATTTAAATACCTAAACTGCATTAAACGAGCGTAGATCTCATCAGCAGAATCCTTGTAAGAATTATACTGCTTACCCTCCTGTAACTTGTCTCCTTCAAAGCCATACCTGATAGTATTAATCTGTGGATCAGCATTCAAAGAATGAGTCAACTCATGAACATCAGTACCAGCATATGGACTGATATAGGATATAGAGTGACTAGAAGGATTATAAGCTCCACCAGTATGATTAGAGAGCCTCTTTATAGCCTCAAATTCTGATTCAGGAACATGCGGGAACTTCGTATTACCTAGAACATCATATTGCTTGACAGTACGTAAATTCTTTAATTGATTCTGATACTCTTTAAAAGCAGCTTTATTAGACCAACTCTTAGGTAATACACTATAAGGAACCATCGTAGAACCACTGTTTCTAAAATTCTCCTTAAACTGCTCCTGCCTATTAGATAACCATGAAGCTATGAAATCTTGAGCAGGAGTGCTCTGAATATTATCTACTTCACCACCATCAGTAAACTTATTGTAATGATCCCTCATATCACTAAGCCGGGTCACTCCACTCCGTAGATAAGTATTCATTAACTTAGCTCTCTCACGCATGGATAAAGACTCCCATCTCATCTCACAACTCCTCCTAACTTATCAGCAGATTTCTCTACAAAGAACTTATAATAATTATAACTCTTGTGATAATAATCCTTGATTCTACAGAGTACATTATGACCACTACTAAGCAGTCCTACAGTGGGCAAATATAATGGCCCTAGCCACTTACTTTGTACCCCATGACCAGACTCATGCTTAATGGAATTCTTTAAACTAACCCTGATATTCTTGTTATTCCAATCATACCTATTGTAGTCTAAAAGTACATAGTATCCTAAAGATATTCCCCCAGGAAACTTGTCATAAATATATACTTGTTGGTCCTTATACTCAAAGGTCTTTAACCTCGTATTCTCATAAAAAGGTAACAATATTGCCCCTAATAAACTCTGGGGAAACTCCCAAGTCCATCTCCTAATCTTTACCCATGTATTCATCACTTCTTACGTTTACGCCGCTTACTAGGCTTTATTAAAACTCTATAATCTGTAGATACCTCAACCAACTTACCATCTTCATAAGTTAGCCTTAAATCTAATACACTATTGGGTCTTGGGACTCTCTCATAATCTATCGAAAGATCATAGTCCTCAACTTTAATCTCTCCTACCTGAATGCTTCTTCTTCGCATACTTCATACCCTCCTTAACATATTCAAAAAACTTATTCAACGTCTCCTCACTTAGAGGATATTCATCGGGACTCTTAATAGGATGATCCCTTAAAAACTCTTCAAAATCTTCGAAGGTTAACACCTTCTTCTCATTACTCATAATTTTAGTAAATCATTAATCCTAGCTACTTCATGGATAACTTCACCTAAATGCTCGGCAATGCCATCGTAAAAGTAAAACTCTCCATTAGTGGCGCTTATACCACACAACTCCCTGGCCCTAGATTGCTCTTTACGTAACATATCTATAACCTTCTCTAAATTACTTCGCTTACTCATAAAGATGATTTATAAAAAACTTTTGCAATATACAAAAAATTTCCCATATTTCCAAATTTTTATATAATAAAATTTTTTACAAAAAAATTTTTTAAATTATACCAAATGTGTGGGAGTGTGACATATTCCCCAATAAGCCCCCCTCCCCTCAAACTTTTGGGGTTATCCCCCCGTCAGTTCGGGGAGGAGTGTTATAAAAGCGACCCAGCCAGCCTTCGGAGGACCGAACAGCAGAAGCACTTCGCACTGTTGTTACGGAACTCAACGGTATAATCGTAGCCTCACCGGATCAAAGTAGGTTACAACGTATCATAAACTTTATAAGTTATGGCCAAGGCTGATATTATTGGCAAGCTGTATGTGCGGCAGCTCAAGAAGGATGAGACCGATCTGGACATCATCATCACCGCAATTGAACCGGTCATTCGCTACGAGAATGTGATCGGTGCTGATGGCGAACCCACAGGGGAGCGCAAGATGGTCACGGACGACAAAGGCGATCCTGTATACGACAATCGTCGTCGTCGCATCCACTATAAGGTGGAAGGGGAGGACAAGCCGTTCAGTCAGTACGTATTCACCAACACGTTCACTGACGGCAAAGTTCCGACCATCACGGACTACAAGAAGGGTCTGAATGCTCGCATGACGGTATGGACCGATGACGAGGATCGCATCCAGGTCTCGATGGTTGCCTACAATCCTGGTGACTCCGTGGTTGTTGCAACCAGTACTCTGGAAGCTCTCAACTCGGGCAATGCTACGTTCGCAATGAAGTAGCGGAATTCTCCTCACACTCATCACTGGGTGTGGGGAGATATTTTTATGAATCTCTCCAAGTATGTATTACCATAATCTACAAAACTATGAAACGTTATCGAGTTGAAATGAACGACGGAGAGTTCCAAGCATCATTTCATCAGCTTAAGGATGCTCGTAAATATGTCACCACTCATTGGCATGATTACATGAGCAGATACCATAGGATTCTGGATGTTAAGAAAAACATTTATGTGCTCTAAAAATTCAGGTTGGCATACCTCATGATTCGGTCATGGAATATCCATTAGGAGTGAGGAAGTTGAAAAATATCTCTACTTCCTCCCCCCTTTCTTCCCCCCTCTTCCCTCCCCCTTAACAATCCTCCTCCTATTACCCCCCTATAATCCCCCCTCTTTCCCCCTTTCTTTAAATAGGTTTTCCCCATAAATTTACTATATCATGAAGACTTATGTTATGGTCGGTTGGCCAGAGATTCAATTAGTCATAGAACATCCCAGGTGGAGTGAATGCAGATTCTGTATTGAAACTAATACAAACCCTTGCCCTGACTCTACTTATGCTGTACCTGTAGATATCTACAAGGAAGTGTTCAAACTACCCAAATCTCTGCGTAAGAAAGCAAAGTTGTGAGTTCAGATGGATTTAATACTCTTAGCATGCAAAGCATTTATTTGTGGAGCATTAGCAACATTCGTTATACTTGTTGCATTAGGCTACATAGCTCATATAATCAGAGATAAGTTCAAAGATTTGTGAGAAGTGGAGTGTGAGATTATCCCCAATACCCTTATTTCGCATTTTAAGGCCCCATATTTGGACGATCTATATAATTTGGAGTAACTGTCCATTCCCGATATTTTATTAAGTATTTGCTACCTTAAAATCCTTTTCTTTGAAGCCTTGCATAAACATGTGCTGATCGTTTAGGATATTTATGTAACAAATACCATTTCACTAACTCTTATTTGCATGTATTACGCCCTAATAGTACATGCAGTTGTTGCATTTAGCCCAATAAATGTAGCAATCCTAGCCTGGTGTAGATTGATTTCTTATCCAGGCGCTATACTCATAGACTTACTTAAATTGGTTAAATTTACATGTTCTTGCATATTTTAGCATTATAGTAAGTCTATGAGTTTTCACAGAATATTCATGTAATAACCTAAAGTTATGAAAGCATTTTTGATCCCCACAAAAGACCCTAAAGCACCCGTTTGTTACCAAGTATTAACTGCTGTAACCAGCAGTGGTGCTGATTACGAAAGTCAATATTATCATGTTCTTGTAACTGATGGTAAACTTGCAAGAATGTGTAGTGATACGCGATTAGGCTTAGCTTATCCTTTACAAAAGTACATAGATCAATTTAAGTAGTATCCATTGTGAAATGTTTATCTACTAGTGCATACTGTCAACGTTCTTAACACCGTATGACATTCTTTCATTATAGGCGGTATGCACATTCTTATATCACTAAAGTGATTAAATTACTTGATAAGCTTAACAGATTGCAGCTGTTAAGTATAAACAAGTAAGCTGACTGCAACGGCTGGGCTTAAATGGGACCTCATAACTAATTGTTATGAGATAACCCATGCCCGGGGTAAGAATAATATTGCCCTGACACAAGGATTCCTGATAGTTACTTACCTTTAGATATGAGTAATATAGGAGAATCATGTTATCACATTATAACTGTTTGTGGTAACATGGACAGGGGAGTTCGAATCTCCCTACAGGAACTAATTAGGGCCTTTAGCAAAATTGGTTAAAGTCATGTAGCTCAATGGTTAGAGCAGGACGCTTATACCGTCAAGGTTCAGGGTTCAAGTCCCTGCATGACTACTAAAAGATTACATTATGATACCCTATATAACAGTACTAACACTATTAGTAGTACAATTACTACTGATAGTAGTATTGAACGATAAGATTGAAGTTCCTGATTGGATTAAATTTTGTGCATTTATTCCTGTAATAGGATTAATAGCAGAAATTATAGCTGTACTATTCTACAGAAATTAATCTCTATTAAGAGGTGAAATATTTTACTCATCACGGACTTGTATCAAGAATGCAAGGATGTCGGCAGTTCGTCCTCTGTCGTATCGAAAAGGGCCCTTCACGTAATCATAATGATACGATTGTGAGCCATGCGACCCTCTGTTAAGGCTAAATTAGTCTATTCCACGGTTACAAAGAAGGCTTTGATACTAACCACACTCAGCAAGTATCGTCGAGGTAAGCGCCCTCGGATCAAAGCTGGTGACTACATCAGAGTCTTTGGCAAGTTGGTAGACATTTCATCAATGCCTGCCTTTTTGAAGAATTAATTAATTACTGTCTAGATCCAACCATTTACACTTACTTTGAATGTAGTAACTCACTGAATGGGGCTCATAAGACATACTACCTGGAGCCAGTGTAGAACACGATTTGTTAAGAATATCAGCTCAGTATACTTCGTGAGATACTAGTGCCTGCGTCACCCCCTTAATGCGGCAGATATCCTTAATAAGGAGCAGTTAACCAAGTCAGGTGCAGTAATTTTTTAATAATTCATTACACAATTACAAACATTTAATTACACAAATCATTATGCTTACTGTTATTCCTACCGGAAGAGCAACCCCGAAGTTACGGTTCACTCTTGATGCAGACCTTAAAGGTTGCAAATATCACAAACGTATCATTTCTCACCCCAAGACACAGGAGCCCTTATTCCAGGAAGTCCTAGGCATTGACTTTGCCAATAAAGGGTTTGAATCCCTCTCATACAACTGCAAATTTTATGCAGGTAAGAAGGAGATTTCCTACAAGAAGTTCGTAACCAAGACTACCCGCCGAGCCATTGAAGAAATGGCACGTAAGGCTATTAAAGCAAACTAACACAACCATGTCTAAAGCAAGAGGAGCAAGCGCTGCACGTCGCCGTGGTCGTCGAGCAGATTTTTTCAAAGTACGCCCTAGCAATGTGGGTAAAGGCAAACGATTCAATCGTATGCAGGTAATTTCTGAATGGGATGAACTGCACCACAAACCCATCATCTCCAAGGTTATCTATCACTTCAACGACCAGCACTATTAGTGTATGATGACTGTTATGGTGAAACGATACAAGGATCCTCTTATCCGAAATATTTTCCGGATAGGGGACCTTGTTCGTTGTACTAACGGATACTCTGCGTATATAGTACTAGTAACTCGTTCTACTAACAGAAACAGCACAATCACTATCAATTCTATCTAACAATGATCTGGCTCATTCTACTCTTAGCTCTGGTAGCAACATTTTGCTTCCTAGAGAATCTCGTAAACACTCTGAATGCTCCTCGTGACGTCTATGAACCTGGAATCTCCACAGCAGCAACTTACGAGAAGTATCAGAAGAAGAGACGATCCCTCGCTCTGGATCGCATGATATACATGTGGTTCGCAGCATTGTTCTGGATGATATTCGTATGCCTCTGGAACTAATCTCTCTATTATCAGTAATTATCATTCCATTATTAATACTGTTGCTTATGAAAGCAATAGATCTTTTGATGGGATGGATTATTACTGTTACTACAAGGAACAAAAGTTTAGTAACCACTACACTTAGTAAATATGAAATACAATCTGAATCAGGAGTTGAACAGCATTCAGCTCATTGATATCTATCTTCAGCGCCAGAAGATTATCTGGACTAAGGCACAAGTCATCGAGAAACTGGGACGTTTCCTGACTTTCCGAGAGCTCCAACTTCTCCATAAGAATCATCAGATCAGCGATGCTGAACTTGGATTCTACATGGATATGAAGTCTCTCAGTACCTTTACTGAGAATCAGCTTCGGAAGCTTCAGGACTTTCACAAAGCCTTGAAGTAACTATGAGTAATCTTAAGGAATTACTCCAAAGCTGCCCTGTGCTATATCCTAGCACTCGGGAGGGTGAAGGAGATGTGCTGGTGACTCAAGATGATAACTATGAATATGCTGTAGGTGTAACCCTTGACTTCCTCCCTGAGGAGCGTACATGGATTGCTTCCTACAGTGATTTCGTTGAATCTGAGCCCATGCTCAATCCTGAAGATGCTGTAGAAGATCTTCAGAAGAAGCTTCGTTTACGAGGTTTAATGTAATACCATCCGAGGGTGAGTAGCTTAAGGACAAGTGGCCTCCAAACCCACGTTGTATGTTGAATAAAGCGCTGACTAGCTATCCCGTGAGCTCAACCGTAGTATTCTACGAGGTCAGAAGTTGTGCATTTGAACTGCACCTCACCCTCATAAAGGGATTTAACTCAGATGGTTAGAGTATCTCGCTGATACCGAGAAAGTCCCAGGTTCGAATCCTGGAATCCCTACTGGGAGAAGTGGAAGTATAATTAGTACTATTAATAGTTAAACTTTCACTACTATGAACAATGTTACACAAGAACTTGAACGTTTGATAGGTGAAACTATTAAGCTTCAGGAAGAATGTCGAGTATTAATCGACGAAGCTAAACAATTGTTAATATCCTACTATTGCAATTGTCACCACTCCGAGGCTGAGGAGTGAAAAACTTGGTGAGTATAAACCAGTAGGTTTATTGCCTAGTAATGGCAAAGGGTTCCTATATACTATAAATAAAACCCTGAGATAATTACCAGCTAGTAACTGAGGATATATATCAGCTCAATATCCTAAAGCACAAACACTTTCTTTCGAGAGGTAGGGTGTGAAAGCCCTACCCTTTTTATTAGAAACTATTAAATTATGCGTAAGATAGGTGAAATTTTTAATCTAAGCGTAAGTAGAGATACACGGCTTAGAGTTGCTGCGGGGCACCCTGACATGAAGTGCAGGAGCTTGGAAGATCCTACACAAGTATGTATTTTTCGAAGAATGAGTTGTGCTTGTGGTGCGGACTACAAGATGGATACAGGAGCTTGTAAAAGGTCTGGTTGTGATGTTCCTGAAGTTATCTTTCTAAGAACTATTGCTCCTCCTAAAGTAATTGAATTAGGGACTCGCAAATGTATAAAAGCTCCTAACTCTGTAACTACAATAGGTAAGGAGTATATCTTAGAACGACTAGTTGACAGTGAGAATTTTAGATTCGTAGATGATACAGGAGAATATACCTATATTATGAAGGAAGATATAGGGGAGTTCTTTGTAAGACTCTAGTACTGGATACTCCTGTAGTTAAAGGGATATAACTAGGGATTTCTAATCCCTCATTACAGGTTCGAGTCCTGTCAGGAGTACTAAACATTATTGCTACTATGTATATAGACAAACGGTTTAAGTATAAAAATCTTGATGCAAAGTTGCATCGGGATTTAGTGGAGTGGTTTACACCCGGGGATGCAGAGATTATTAAGAAGCATCTTGCAGCTAAAGAGGGGATAACTCCCGATACAACAGTTGAAATAAGCTCAAGTATAGGATATCAATATGGTTACATAACAAGAGTTTCCATAATTAATCCTGACGGCTCTACAAATATTGTAGCCTACTACAAATTTGCGGAATCTGGTCAAATTCTTAGAAATAACATTGGCAGAGAGGATATGGAGGAAGAAGCTCCCTGGAGGGGGATAATTTAACTCATAAACTTTTATAACCCGGGATGGATAGTAATTATAATTGCTATAATATCCGGTAATGAAAGGGCTCGGATGGAGAAATTAGGTAAACTCACAGCACTTAAAATGCTGCGGTCAGTAATGGCCTTGCGGGTTCGACTCCCGCTCCGAGTACAACAATTTGTGCCGACAAATTGGTTAATGTTTCATTTCTTACCCTGGGTTAGCTGTGAAGCTTGTCCCAGGTTTTTAAAGTTGCTTTAGCAAGAAATCCCACAGGTCTTTAGCCTGTGTGGATGAATTGCGTCACAAAAACTTTTTTTATATTTTCTTGTAGTTTTTGTTAAATTGTTGTATATTTGCAATATGAAATACAGAGCATACAAATATAAATTATATCCGAACGAGGAGCAGAAGGTGCTTATAGCAAAGCATCTTGGTTCTTGTCGTTTCATCTATAACTATGCTCTTGACAAGAAAGTGAGAGCATATCAAACCGATAAAACTAATCTTTCTCGTTTCGATATTCAAGCGGACTTGCCGAATATGAAGAAGTCAGAAGAGTATTGTTGGTTGAAAGAGGTTAATTCGCTTTCACTTCAAGCCTCACTTGCCAATCTTGATTCAGCCTATACTAAGTTCTTTAGAGAACACAAAGGTTTCCCAAGATTCAAGTCTAAGAAAGATAGCAAGCAAAGTTTCTCTATACCTCAAAACACAAGGGTAGATTTTGAAAATGGTCGCATATTCATTCCAAAGTTCAAGGGTGGTATCAAGACTAAGTTTCATCGTACATTTGAAGGTATAGTGAAATCTTCTACTATTTCAAGAACTGCGACAGGCAAGTATTTCGTTTCAATTCTTGTGGAAGTGAATGAACCCGATGTGCCTATGAAGCCAATTTGCGAGAACAAAGCAGTTGGTATAGACCTCGGTATTAAAACATTCGCTGTCCTTTCCGATGGGACTGAAATACCTAATCCTAAACACTTAAAGCAATCACTCAATAAGGTCAAAAAACTTCAACGCTCACTATCTTACAAAAACAAAGGTTCTAAGAATAGAGATAAAGCGAGAAGAAAGTTGGCGTTAGCACACGAGCAAGTAACTAATAGAAGAAACGACTTCTTGCACAAGGTTACTTCCTATCTTGTGAACAACTACGACACTATTTGTCTTGAGGACTTGAATGTGAAAGGTATGGTCAAAAACCATCACCTTGCTCAAGCACTTGAGGATATTGCCATAGGGACATTCAACACACTATTGGAATATAAAGCAAAAGAACGAGGAGTGAATATCCTTCGCATTGGTCGCTTTGAACCAAGTTCTAAGATGTGTACTTGTGGATATATCAATCACAATCTTACTCTTGCTATGCGAGAATGGATATGCCCCAAATGTGGCTCAATACACGATAGAGATTTGCTTGCCGCTAACAACATCAAGAGATTCGCTTTCAGAAACATAAATACGGTTGGAACGACCGAAATCTACGCTTGTGGAGATATGAGTGAGGATGCTCACTCAGCCCAAGAAGCCCACGAATCTTCAGTTCGTGGGTAGTTCACCTTATATAAGTTATGAAAATTTATCAAAATATAAGTTATGAAAATTTATCAAAAGACCAAATTCCACCAGAGTGGAAATGTAGTAGTCTGTGTCATGACTGCTAGAGTAAAAGCTATGGGATTGAACTACAGTGCAGGTACTGTACGTGGTATTGCACGATGTGCTCCTGAAGATCAGTTTGACCTTAAGAAAGGCCAGATGATTGCAGAGTCAAAGGCTACTCAGAAGATGTACAATCGCATTGGTTCGAACATGAACAAAGCTCTCAAGGCTACTGTTCAGGATCTCGACGAAATCAAAGGTGAACTTGCAAAACTTGCAAGCATGAAAGACATCGAAGAGCGTCATTTCGAAGAGATTTGTCATTAATAAGACCTATTAATATTAAACTCCTAGGGCACGAGTATAAACTACCCTGCCGGCGGGTGTGGTGGAATGGAAGACACGCTAGACTTAGGATCTAGTGGAGCAATCCGTGGAGGTTCGAGTCCTCTCACCCGCACATTTCTCAATCAATAATTTTGCTATGAAGAAAGATAATGTAAAAACATTTTACACTTGTGTAATTGAGAGTGAGTATCTTAGAAAAACGTACTATGAGTTATTATCAGATTTAGGATACACTCCTACTCCAGGTATAAAATATAATACTATCTCAGGTATATCTATTGGTCATGACTTCTTTTGCAATAATTTTATAAATGGAGCCTACATTGTTGAAGATCCTCGGGACTTTCTTGAAATTGCAATAAAACATAGTGTATTCTATCACCTATAAAATAAAGTATATGCCACTATATCTAAGATTATTTATACTCTGGGTAATACTCTGGGGTATACCTTACCTCATCGCCAAAGTTCAATGGAAACTCTATAAAGCTGATAATGGAGGCTTGAACTATAAATATTGGAGTCAGGATAATGGATGGTGGATAACATCCCACCTCTTTTTCATGACAGGAATTATTATCCTATCCTTAACAGGATTCTTTGTATTCCTCCTATGGTTCTTTCCTGAGTTAAATAACTTTGGATTATGATACACACTTAATTACCCACTTTCGAAGATACTTCTTACTCGCTTACTACACGAACGTAGATGACTTTAGCTCTGATTGTGTACAAATCAACTAAGGAAGAAGCTGCTTAGTACTGGAACAGGAGTAAAGTCTGATTCCACAGATGTTAAGTATTGTAGATTATATCAGAGAGAGAGTTACTTCTATTATAGATTTCAGGTCTTGAGATATACCAGTTGGAAAATGCTGGAGTGGGTAATTTTTACAAAAATATAACAATTATGAAACTGAAAGGAATAGAAATCAAACCAGGAATGGTTATAATCACTAAGAATGTAAAGTATGTCACATTCTCTGCGAAAGAGTCCTACCTTTCCATAGCATTCGCTAACATCACAGCAGGAGGATGGACTTCTACCATACCTGAGACATCTATCGACGAAATTCGTGATCTTCTTGCAGATAGGGGAGGGTTAGATTCAGGTGAACTCCTGTGGACAAAAGAATGGGACAGGGAGCTCACTATGGACGAGATTGCTGAGAAGTTTGACATTCCTGTTAAGTACTTACGAATTAAAAAGGAATAAATCTTATGGGAAAGGTACGAGATAGTCTTCAAAAGCAGTTAGAGACTGAATACAGTAAGGAAGCTGAAGATTGTATTAAGATATACAATGCACTGAAGGCTATAAGCAGAAAAAAATATGGAGAGGAACATGTATGGGCTTCAGACTGGAATGTCCTAACCACTACTATGCTTGTTGGGAATTTCCCTAATATAAAAAAGATGTACAAACCGAGTCATATAGGAAGAGTATTTCTTAAAGGAATAACTTATGAAAATCAGGTTTAACAACAACAAGAAATACTGGTATAAACCAGGGAGAGGTTAACTAAAAGCAGTCGAATTTGCTTTACAGGCTTTCAAGCTTAAGTAAAAGACCAAGTGAATCTTAATGAGTAATGATTATTACAAAGCAGCTCAGCCAAAGCATTAAATGAGTAACGATGCTACCAGGTGAGTTAGGTGAAATTCCTACAACAGATGATGCTACGAATTGTAATAATATAACCTGGATCATTAAGTACTTGCTCAAATCGAGAGTCATGTTTTTCATCTCCTCAATGACTTGGTAAGAGAGGGGGATTTTTAACATAATTATATCTCGCAAAATGATAAGAGGATGGATGCTTACTTGTTCTCTGATATGATTATGTTTAGACTATAGGAGTTTGATCACTCCTATAGTCACTAACTAATATCATTAGATATATGAAAAAGCCCATTTATAGTCACTTAACTCAACTACCTGGAGGAATGGTAGTGAATAAAAGAATGTATGATTACATTCATAACTTCCTATTCATGAATCCTCAATACTCTATAGAAGAACTATTAGGGTTAGATACTTCTCCAGCCTTTGTAGTGAAGCTAAGCGATCTAAATATGAAAAGCTTCAAGGAGTTATTTCATGTTATTGTTACGCTGGATAAATAATATGTAAAAGCATGCCTAATATGTTAGAACCTATATTAGATCCTTGGTATATAAGGATTTACAAATTTATTCTTATATTCATATTCATATACATTCCTATCATAATAATGGTCTTTATTATAGTTGCAGGCTTAGCTTGCTGCATCTTATTACCTATAGTAGGAATATTATGGTTATGTGGAGTAATATAACTATGTATGGCTAAAAAATACACAGATCTTTGTGCGTTTAAAAGATTCCTGAAATCTAGAGGGATTCTTCATAACTACAAATTAGAGTTAAAGAAACAGCATCCTAATGTGAGAGATCCTTGGAGAAGGTATGGAGCTATACCTAGTAAAACTAAACCTACAGGTCTTTACAATATTATCAACAATTCTCTTATCTGGGTTAATGTAACTACTATAGATCAGTGTGATGTATTGTGTGATGCCTGGGATTCATACTGGTTAAAAACATGTGGTCCTAAGTATCTTAAGCAGTATGGATCCGTAATACCTCCCCATTTCAGACAATTAATTATACACAACGTACATGTCTAATGCTTGTCACTCTATCATTGCTACCTATATAGGTAAGAATGAACATATCTTTAAGGTAGGTCAAAGTTATTTACTGAGGGTAGAATTTCGTGGTACAGGAATGTATCCTATAAACGTAGTCTTTGACTATGCACAACATTATACTTCTGTGCCTTATAGAACTATTTTAGGCTTCTTAAAGGAGTGGAATGAGATACTTACCGTAGTAGATCCTAAACTCGTTGAAAAGAGCTCTAAAGTACTTTATATTGACACTAGTGAGGAAAATGAGCTCCCTTTCGATGAGGGGGAAGATGAGGTTCTCAAAGAATATCGTAAGCCTAAACAACCTCCTGTTGTTATGGGAGAATTGTCTAAAGCATTACTCAGAATCCCCGAAAAAACTGTATTCCCTAATGGTGCATGGGTATGCTCTAAGTGTCGTCATGTAAACATGGATCCCGCAGCTTTCAGATGTGAAGAATGTGGAACAGGAAAAATCTCTTTCAATGAGTAGAGTATTATTTGCAGCAGATATGCACTTCGGGCATGATCGTTTAGCTATAAATAGAAGGGGAATGGATCCTACATATCATAATGAGTTAATTATTGACAACTGGAATAAAGCTGTTTCTAAGAAAGACTTAGTGATTATGGTAGGAGACTTAACCTTTGAAGCACCTGAGCTTATTCCTGTATATCTTAGTAGACTACATGGTAATAAGATTCTTGTAGCTGGCAATCATGACAATGCAGAATGCTGTGATATGGCTCGTAAACTTGGGATACGAGTATATGGTTGCATGAAATACAAAGGCTTCTTTGTAACTCATATACCTATTCATCCTATGGAGTTTAGCTTCTCTCCTAAGATTCGTGGAAATATACACGGTCATATTCATGATAGAGTTATCATGGATCCGAGATATTTTAATGTATCTATGGACAGGATAGATTTTACTCCTATACTCTTTGATGACATAGAACAAGCAATTATTTTAGCCAAATCAAATCTCATTTAAAATGTCAGAAATTTACTGGATTTCTCGATTAGACTACATTTGTAATCTATTCATTGCGCTCTCCATAATCTTTGGAGTAATAGTAGTTACAGGAGGATTTGTTCTTACAATTGTGGATAAGTCAGAGGAGGATTATCCTGCTATTCTCAAGATAGTAAAGAAGTCACTTCTGATATTTAGCTGCTCTATACTTGTAACTATATTTCTTCCTGATACAAAGCAAGCCTACATGATTTGGGGACTTGGAGGAACTATTGACTATATCAGAAGCAATGAAACTATTCAAAAGCTCCCGGACAAAACTGTCCAATGCTTGGATAAGTTCATTGATGAATGTCTCAAAGAAGAATCATCTCCTACTGAATAATACTATGAGTCTCGTGGGAAAATTTTTTAAGCTCCCTGAAAATCGTCAGAGAGCTCATGACGAGTATTTTAAAGTTGAACGTGAGAATTTCGGCATCCTTGTATGTACGATGTTAGTTCCTAACAGACCTCACCACAAGAGGACGAATCTCACGTGTGATCCTTCAGAGTTTGACAATGCTGAAGAGATCACAGCTGAAGAATATCTCGAAGCAGCTAAAAAAGCTATATAACTTAGGATGCGGTGTGGTGTAACTGGTAACACACATCACTTTGGATGATGCATTTCAGGTTCGAATCCTGACATCGCAACAATTATTAACTTAAAAATATTGTTATTATGATTAAGAACCGTCAAAAATGGGACGAAAAGCGTTGTATTAAGATTATTAAAGTAGTTAGCCAATTTCCTGATAATCTCAGGGCGGGATTTGAAGAATGTGCTAAAAAGTTTGGAGGATCTGCTAACTATTACAAAATAGCCTGGTACCATCCTCACTCTAAACTTTGTAAGTTCAGAAAAAATTCTAACAGCCTGATTTGTACGTCTCTATCAACAACAAGTCTGAATTACAAGAATTCTCCTCGGGTTAACGGAGAGTTTCGGCCTGAGAGAGCTGAACGAGTAGTACCCGCTACAGCAGAATTCTTTAAAGGATGGTGGTCTAGCTGTACTAAGATCTTTCAGTAATGATCCCTAAGAAAATTTTAGTAGACCTTACAGAGTTTGAGCTAACGATACTAATTTGGTGCTTAGAAGACTCTGGAAGAGCCTACTTTGATGAAGCTGATTCCCTTCAGACAAGGTTAAGAAATCTTCGAGGAGCTTTGGCTAAACAGCCTCCCTTAGAAGAACCTAAATAACTAAAGTGTTGCAGTGGACAAGAGGTCTAAGTCACCTCCCCTTCAAGGAGGAGATCGTGGGTTCAAATCCCACCTGCAATACTATAATTATTTACAATTATGATAATTACACGCAAAATTGGAGAGGTTTTTAAAATAACCAATCCTCACTATCCTTATAATGTAGTAACCCTCAAGATTGTGAAACAAGCTGGGTGTAGAGGATGTTTTTTTAATGATATTGATACTTACGCCAATACCAGTATTAGATGCAACAAGCCTATAATCGATACAGGTTTTTGCAGCAAATCCTGTAGGAGCGATAACACCTCGATTAAGTATGTACAAGTTGCAGGCGAGGTAAGTACTCCTGTACAACCCAAATGCACATTTTGTGATAATTTAGTAGCACTAAACTACAGCCTAGATAAAGATGCCTCAGCTATCATTCCTGTACAGGGAAGTATTCTCCGCATTTATAAAGAGTTCAAATTCAAATACTGTCCTGTATGCGGGAAAGAGTTAAAGTAGTTCCATTCGTGGAGCATAAAATAGGCGAAGTCTTCACCTGTAATGTACGAGGTACTCCTAAGCAAGTTGTTACATATCCTGCACAAAAAAGTACTGTATGTACAGGATGTATATTCCAAAACTCTGGAAGGATTCTTTGTATGACAGAGAATAAGATTATAGGACCTTGTGATTCTACAGACCGAACTGATCAGAAAGATGTTATCTTTAAAGAGGTAATTCCAGATCAATTCGAGCTTATGAGGACTATCATTTGTAGACTCGCACTGGAATGGGTAAAAGCTCATCCTGGAAGGGGCAAGTTTTATCAGGGAGTATACATAATAACAAAGAATCTCTATCCTATAGAGATGAGTATTATTAGAAACTCCCCCGCTAATATCCTCAAAAACAAGGACAATCTTACTCCCTTCTGGGATAAATTACGTGAACTAATTAATAAGAGAATGAAGCCTATCACTGTCAAAGACATGATTGAGTATCTGGGGACATTGCCTCCAGATTACGAGCTCCATTGTTTCAACGATGGAGAACCTATTAGAGTTAAAGACTCTACTACTGACCACGAGAAGAAGATCGTGGAGCTCCAGTTTGAATAGGTAAAGGATGCTAGTGTAGCTCAAGGGTAGAGCAGCTGTTTTGTAAGCAGCAGGTTGGGGGTTCAAGTCCCTTCACTAGCTCTAAACATCCGTATGATGCGAATTATACCTAAAATTGTAGGAGTAATCCTATTTTGTGGGTGTATTACAAAGCCCACAAACGTTCTCAATAAGGGTAGTACTAATGAGTGTGTAGACACCTTAGTATCCATATTTGAGTTGCCACAAGAGCCTACAGTAGCTGCTGTAAGGCAAGCTTGTGAGTACTATGATCTCTTGCATCCAGAGATTGTAGTAGCTCAGTCTATATTAGAAACTGGTTATTATAACTCTAAAGTCTGCAAGGATTACAACAATATACTTGGACTTTATGACTCATACAATAAGGACTATTTCAAGTTCGATAATTGGTGGGCGTCGGTAGAAGGTTATAAGAACAAGGTTCAGTATAAGCTGGGCAAAGATTCATGTACTGTAGAAGAATATTATACCTTTCTAAGGGAGTTGCCATATGCGATGGACCCTCACTATATTAGAAAGATTAAGACTATTGTTCAACGACATGAAAATCAGGATGCATTTTAATTTTACAGCTATGAGATGGTTAATTCATTACTTTCGTCAAGCATTCTGCAATCATTCCTTTGAGAAAGTTCAAACTGTAGAGTACAAGGACAATTTGGGATTCATAGTCAGAGAGCATGATAATTATATCTGCAGAAAATGTCTATGGGTTCGTCGAGTAAAGATAAAGTAATGGCTCCATTAATAGTATTCTTAGGATGTGCTTTCCTATGGGGACTAGGAGCTATTGTTGCCATATACGACGGATCTCCTTCTCCAAAAAAATTGGATAAGTGGTTTCACAAAGCCCCGAATCACCTTAGAGAAAGAGCTACTGGGATTTATAGAGGACGGTATAACCCTGCTAATGATTACGAAGAGTTTCATTATGTGACACTTATTAAGTGGTACACAATGTCTCCACGTGATAGGCTTTTAGGGTATGAAAAAGCTACCAAGAAGTCTTCAAAATCTCAGTATACTCCAGTTCGCAGGAACGAATTCAACTCATACGGGAGTGAATAACTGCTGAATGAATAAATTACAAGCAACTCTAGCAGAATTCCGAGGAAAACTGCTAATCCCCCTCAACTATCAGACGTATAATTCATCGCGTGTTGAGATGGTACCCCCCGAAGGGTACATGTATATTGTAGTCCTAGTGACCAAAGACAATGTGCAGATCCCTGCTGTACAGTTTAGTATCTCTAAGAAAGATATTATTCCGCACATCTCGGACAAAGACTCTCGAACCCAGCTGGTTATATTCCTCGCAAGGTTCATTCAAAGCATTCCTGAACTTCTTAAACTATGCAAGCTTCATCGCCTAGGCTATGATGCTAGCAAGTATGAGAAACAGCGGCCTATTAACACTAGTCCGTGGGTTGAGCGTAAACGAGAGGAAGCGTTTATCATCAAAGTTCTCAAGAAGAAGAAGGATTGGAAGCACCTCAGAGAGTATTTCAATGAGCTTAGTGCTAAACGAATGAAATTTAAGAGGAAGTAATCATGCAAGTTATTATTACAGTAAATCTACCTGTAGCATATAACTCGGGTAAAGAGGGTAAAGCATGTTATCGTAAGACAATAGTCAAAGATGATGTGCTTCAGTATCAGATGTATCGGCCTGTTGATGATCGTCCTGCATGGATCTTCGACCCGAAAGTCTGGAAGAGAATGAATCCTCAGGATAAGTTAAGAGCCTTTGTAGAAACCTTTAACCTAGGATGGGGAGTAAGTTATGAATGTGTTGAGTGACAAGAGATGAACTCCAACAACAAGTCGCCGGATGGATAGAAGAATATAATCGTATTATGCTAGCATGGCCTACATCTGTAGGTAAATCTAGAGGTTTCATAACCATACAAGCACGGTTAGGGACTCCTAAAACTTATATAGTGGTTAGTGAGAGAAACCATATTGAGAATTGGGAGGAAGAATACCGTAAAGCTGGTCGTGAAGATCTGCTAGCAAATACAACAATATTCTGCTATGCATCCCTTAAAAATTACGTAGATACAACAGTAGATCTCTTAGGTCTCGATGAAGTGCATCACAGTTCTGAGCTGCGAGTAAGCTTCTTAAAGACTATTAAGAGTTCGAAGATAGTAGCTATGTCTGCAACAACAAATTTCGACGTCTCATATACTCTGAGAGCAGCATTTGGAGCCTTTAAAGAAAGTGCTATATCCCTAGCGTATGCTATAGAGCAGGGATGGATTCAAAAGCCTCAAATTGTCTTGGTGCCGTTAACACTAAGGAATGATGAGAGGACAGAGGTTTATTCCTATATGAGAAAGCCAATTAAAAGGACATTAACCTGCTTATATCCTGATAGATTTAAGTTTATTAAGTTAGCTAATACTAAACTAGACGTCATGTGTACCGAGTATGAGAAGTACCTTATATATGATGAGAAAGTAAAGTATTTTACACGGGTATGGCAAGAACATCCCACGGATACTATGGTAAACTTTAGGCTTAAAAGAGCGGGTCTTGAAAGAAAGCAGTATTTGTCCTCGTTAAAGACTCAGTATATCAAAGATTTCTTAGCTCAGAAAGAGCTTAAGGGAAGGAGGTATATCTGTTTCTGCGGTAGTATCGAACAAGCAGAGGAACTTAGTGATAACGTTATACACTCTAAGGTTAGTCATCCAGAGAAAGTCTTAGCCAAGTTTAAAGAAGGCGAGGTCAATGAGTTATTTGCTGTAAATATGCTTAAGGAAGGTGTAAACATTCCTAACATACATGCATGTATAATAACTCAATTAGACAGTAAGGAAAGAGACTTTGTTCAGAAGGCTGGTAGAGCATTACGTAATCCCAATGATCCGATGGTGTTCGTGTTCTTTTTCAGAGATACACGAGACGAAGAATATTTGAAAGTTGCATTAAAGAATTTAGATGATAAGTACATTCAATGGATATAGTTATTAAGGAGAAAGCTTATGAAAAGCAGGGCTTATCCTTCAACCAAATCTGCTACTTATTATCTCTAAGGAATAGGATTACTAAAAGTGAGTTTCAAGAACTCTTAGATCAGCGGCATATCTTCATTAAGGATCATATGATTCAACTTAATGGTAAGGGGTATAATGCTGTTACAGAGACTTTAAGACTTTCTAATATCGTAACTACCGAGGAAGAGGATCTTAAGCTATTAGCTAAGCAAATGGCTGAGATATTTCCTGCTGGTAAGAAGATTGGTACTAACAAGTACTGGAGAGGTAATTCTGCTCTTGTAGTAAAGAAACTAAATAGTTTCTTGAAGAGATATGGTAAGTTTCCATCGGAAACTATCCTAGAGGCTACAGATGCCTATGTCAAAAGTTTTGGAATTGATACTTCCCTGATGCGAATTCTACCATATTTCATTGAGAAAGATGGCGAATCTGATCTGTTAACTACTATCGAGAATCTTGAAAATAGTGGTGATGATGGAACAGCATTTGCTGAAACTATTCTTTAATGAGTATATTTGATAGAGTATTTCAGGACTTAATACAGCGTAAGGAAAGGATCTCTAAAGGTCTCCTAAACTGTATACCATGTCCATTTCCAAGATTTAGAGAAGTATTTCCTGGTATTGAACAAGGCAAGTTCTTGTTATTTTCAGCAAATAGTAAGATTGGGAAAACTCAGATAGCGGATAGTATGTGTTTATATGAACCACTATTTTATGCTATAGAACATAATAATATTCACGTTCGTTGGCATTATTTTAGCTGGGAGATGTCTGCAGAACAAAAGTATAGGCAATTCATTTGTCATCTTTTATACAGATTATCTGATGGTAATATTCATATAGATACTAAACAATTACGTTCTGTAGATATAAATAAACCACTGCCTGACGAAGTTTTACAATTATTACAAGAAGATAAATACCAAAAATATATTCGATATTTTGAGGAACATGTAACGATTATTGATGATATTCGAAATCCGACTGGAATAAAAATTTACCTTGAAGAATATGCTGAGAAAAATGGTAAAATCCATTTTACTACCAAAACATTTTATGATAATCAAGGTGCAGAAAAATTTTCACGTAAGATTTTCGATTATTATGAACCAGATGATCCAGAACTTTATAATATAGTAATCTTTGATCATATATCTCTTATTTCTTTAGAAAAAGGATTAAATCTTAGAGATACTATAGAAATGTTCTCAAATAAACATCTTGTATATTTACGAAATAGATTTAATTATACTTTCGTAGTTATTCAACAGCAAGCTGCGTCTCAAGAATCCAACGAGAATTTTAAGATGGATAAATTAAGACCTACTGCTGATGGATTAGGAGATTGTAAGACAACATTCAGAGATGCCGATCTATTCTTTGGATTATATTCTCCTTATAGATATAAGATAGCAGATTATCTAGGTTATGACATCAAATTCTTTAAGGACAATATAAGATTCTTAGAGCTTATTGGTGGACGTGAGGGTGGAGGAGGAAATGTTTGTCCTCTCTACTTTGATGGTGCAGTAAACTTCTTTAAAGAACTTCCTCTTCCAAAGGATGAGAAAGGTTTAGCAAGAGTATACTCACTATTAAGGTCCCTCAGAGGTGGCGGAGCTTTGGTTGCAACAACTCTTAGCTCTCTTCATTCCAAATTTAAACTTTATGGCAAAAGTAGTAGGAATTTTTGGCTTTTCTGGAGACGGAAAGACTACTAGTACCATTATTAACCCTGATGGTTCTATAGACTTATCTCCTGAAGGTTACAAAGGAATCGATCCTAAGAGTCACGGTATTCTTAATATCGATCAAAAAGCACTCCCCTTCCCTGCATCATTAACAAAACAATGGTGTAGCGCGAATAAGAACTATAGAGAGACTTGTGATATTGACACAATCATTAAGACTCTTAAAGCATGGGCACAAGATCCCAATATTAAATCTTGTAGTGTTGACACTATAAATAGTTACATCACATTTAAGGAAATGCTAGACCGTCGTAAGATGAGTTTTGATGCATGGAGAGACATGGCAATTGATGTTGTAGATCTTATCAATACAGCAAATGTTATTCTACGTGATGACCAGATATGTTATATTATGGGCCATGTAGAGTTAATAACTGATATTGATGGAGTAGATCGCAAAGCACTTGCTACATCAGGTAAAAAGCTAAAGAAGATTTTTCCTGAGTCAATGCTCCCTATAGTATTATTTACTCGTATAGAACCTGGTCTTGAAGGAGATAACAAATACTACTTCGAGACTAAGGCAAATCACAGTTCTGGTAAAACTCCTCTCGGAATGTTTAAGGATTTCTTAATCCCTAACTCTCTGAAGTTGGTAGATCAAACAATCCGGGAATATTATGATATGAAGTAGCTATGGTTAACATTCAAAAGATGCTTGAAAATTCCAAGAAGCCTTACTTAACTAAGTTAGGTACTTTGGAAAAGAAGAAAGCTGCATTTCTTGAAAAGATTGATTCTGAGATAAGAAGTGTTACAGCTAAACTTGAATCTATAGATAGCGCAATTGAGGCTTTGAATGGCCCGCTCGCTCCTAAGATTGAAGAAGCTCCTATAGAGCAAGGTATGGACCAAGAAATTGATCCTTTCGAAATTAAAGTAGATGACAATGAATAAGAATGAACTTGTATTAATGGCTATTGCCACAGGTAAACCTGTAACTGAGGGTAACTCGTTTCCCGTATATACCGGTGTAGTACCGATGAAGATTATTGCTATTAACCCTAACAAGAAGGAGTTGGAAGCAATCTATGGACGTCCTTTTGAGAATGATCCTGAGTATATAGGAGTAGATCCTAAGACAGGTATTAAGCGTCTGCGTATAGATTTTATTGGTAAGACTGTTCCTGAGAAGTGTAACGGAGTTGAAATGATTACTCGCATCACTACTTGGCTGAATGATGCAGTTCAGTATAATGCTGATAAGACCAAGGTTAAGGTTATCAACCCCTATGGTCAAACTGCATGGCTTACCAAAGAGGAGTTTAAGGAGAAACGTCTCCCTGATGGAATCCCTGCGTCACTCTTCCTCATGGAAGATCCACGTCCGTGTCTCATTGGAGAAGAACGGCTGATGAGAATCATCCAAGCTTCTGTAAACATTCCTCGTGTCGTAGCAGACTTCGCCACTGGTGAGCTCATTAAGAACAAGGCTGATGCTAGCTGTCGCTTTGATACTATCAAAGATATGGTTGGCAAGGGCAATATTGCAGAGCTTAAGAGTACCATTCCTGCAATGAAGCTTTTCAAAATGGGAGCTGGTGCTAGAACTACTGATGATAACCGTATCTATCAAGACTGGTTCTTGGATTACCCCATGAAGGGCGGTGTCAATGATATGAAATATTATGATGCTGCTCTGAAGAGAGCTAAATCCAATGGTGGGTATGCTAATACCAACTTTGGAGAAATGCCCTATGAGGTACAAGAGTATGTGGTTAAGCCTACGAATTTGAAAGCCGCAGTAGCAGACATTCCTGTTGCTGTAGGTATGGATGAAGATATAGAAGCTGACTGGTAATGGCAATTGCGAGAGGGAAAGTAGTTGATGTTAAGGAGGAAGTCTTATCTAAGGTTTCTGAGGAAGACATAATGTACTTTTATCTCGGAATAGTTCACTTACCTACTGTAATCTGTAGTCCCTTACGGAAGGATACAAACCCTTCCTTGGGGCTACATTACAATAATAAGGGACACATTTGTTTCAGAGATTTCGCTACAGGTGAGAGAGGATCCTTATATTATCTCCTAATGAAGATGTTTAACATCTCTTATAAGGAGTTATTTGAGAATATCCTTGCTAATCTTGTAGAGTTTCCTGAACCTACAGCAAATGTCTTACCAGTATCTTCTAGCTCAACTCATCGGAAAAGCCCAAGGAAGAGCCCTATTGTGGACATTCAGGTTGCAATAAGACCCTGGAAGTCTTGGGATAGGGAATATTGGAGTTCTTATGGAATAACCAAGAAATTCCTTAAATTAGGAAAGGTCTTCCCTATAAGTCACATCTTTCTCATAAGAGAAGATGAGTCTTGTATACCCATACCAGCAGATAAGTACGCTTATGCCTATATTGAAGAGAAGGATAATAAGATCTCTATAAAGACTTACCAACCTTTTAGTAAGGATTATAAGTGGATAAATAAACATACTGCTGACGTATGGGATTTATGGCAGCAATTACCGTTAACTGGAGATTATCTCATTATTACTAGCTCCAGAAAGGATGCTATGTGTATATGGTGTAATACAGGAATCCCTGCCTGTAGTCTCCAAGCGGAATCATATCTCCCAAAAGAAAGTGTTATCAATGAGTTGAAAGGTAGATTTAAAAATATCTTTATACTCTACGATAATGATTTTGGAAAACCTGTAAATCATGGTAGGGAGTATGGAAAAATACTTGCTGATGCGTTTGGACTACCCCAAATTGAGCTGCCTGAAAAGCTTGGAGCTAAAGATAGCTCTGACCTATATCAGCTGCATGGTAGAGAAGTTTTAAGGGAAACAATATTTAAATTAATTAATTATGAACAAGATCAAACTTGCCCATTTTGATGATTCGAAGTGGACATATAAGCAACTGTGTAAGTATGCTCTCAAGTACCGAAAGCTGCTTGCTAATAAAGTTGCTCGCCATTGTCAGAGAGATGAACTCACAGAAGCGATAGAGGCAAATCATGCCTACGAAGCTTTTCACCGGTACAATTCAATTCCCCGGTATTTACTCATTAAGAGACTTAAAGAAGCTCAAAACTTATTGTATAAATAAGATCTAAGTAAGTAGGTATCATTCCTATGTTCTACTTAAAAATTCGTTCTAAAAATCACACCGCGAATGGTCTTCGTCGGGTGATCCGGAGTCCTAAAAGAGCCGTATTACGACTTGGAAGTACAACTCCTCTTGGGGATATTTTCCCTAACTTACGTCCTGGCGCAGAGGTTATTGAACTTAACTCTGTAGATGCATGTAAGGTATCAGGGAATAAAACCTTGATGAAGCAAGCCTTTGATGAGGCCCAAGTAATTTCCGCTGAGTGGGCGCCCGTGAGTGCAGAGTGGACAAAGTTCCCTGCAATCATTAAACACAACCACTCCAGTAAGGGGAATGGTATCTACTACATCGAAAATGCTGAAGCATTACAGACTTGGCTGCAAGAACATAACGCAGCTAATCATGTAATCGAGAAATACTACACGTATAATCGTGAGTATCGACTTCATGTAACTAAAGATGGTTATTTCTACACTTGTCGGAAAATGCTTCGTAAAGACGCAGAAGAACGCTGGCATCGCCATGACAACAATAGCGTTTGGATCGTTGAAGAGAATCCTGCTTTCGATAAGCCTACGAATTGGGATAACATCGTTGCTGAGTGTGTAAAAGCTCTCAACGCTGTAGGTCTTGATATTGCTGCTATTGACATCAAAGTTCAATCAGCGAAAGAAGGACAAGACCCTAAATTTATCATCCTGGAGACTAATAGTGCTCCATCCCTTGGAGAAAGAACTACTGTAGAGTATATTAACAAATTGACTCAGATTGTAAATGAATAGGCTTATAATCACTAATCTTAACCTACTCTGCGAAGCAGAGATCGCTGTAAGAATTTTAAATGCATCTGGAAAACGTAGCCCGATCTTTGGATATACTCTCCATAACAAACCTTGTTTTGGAGACTATTTCAGAGGTGTTCCTAATCAGGATAATAGATCCAAAACTCTTGTGGATATTAGTGTAGACATCTTTCAATTTATTGATAAAGATATACTTGCTAAATACTGTGAGAATAACTATTGTTCTCTGAAGCCTGAACAGCTGAGTAAGTATCATCGTGAGCTTGAGTTCGTATTCTCTAAATTCTCCGAGAATGAGGAGACAGGAGTTAAGATCTCTGTAGAAGAAACTACTCGTAAGTATGACAAGGATAACGAGATACAACCTCGAAATATTCCTGCTATTAAGATTCATATCGAGGCTCAGAAGATGAAAGCATATCAGCTGTTGTGCTTGATGACACTCATCCGGTGCTCTTCTGAATATCCTAACGCTTTACTGCTGAGAGAATGTTTCAATCTCCAGGAGCATGGACTTTTCAAAGAATTCTCCATTATGAGCCTCTTTGTATTGCTCCAGAATCGTATGCAGTATGCTTATGACCAAGGTCCTATTTCGTGGATACTTGATAACCGTGAGAAGTTCTATAAGCCTTCGTGCTTGGAATTCTTACAAGCCAGGATGACTCCTGACTCTGTTGGCTATGAGCAAACTGGACGTAAGGTTCAGAATTTCTATGAGGTATGTGACCGAGGTCCTAAGAACAAGGAGAAGTTCCAGCTTCCCAAATGGAGTATTGGGGGTGGTACTGAAACTGGAGATAACAAGATGTATCAATCTAATGAACAAATTGAAAAGATCTTCAACGGTGAAATCCTTGAAGAACATCTTGACAGTTTTAACAAGATTCGAGACGCCATCTACTATCAGTGGCCTAAACTTAAGACCGATTATCCTGAGGAAAAAGTAATGCAGTCATGACTTCTGAGCAGATTAATCAGGTTCTTGCTAACATGCTTGGACTTAGCCAGACGTACTCTGTAGTAATACTTAACGGTCGTGGTAACCTTGACTTTAAGTATAGGGCTAACAATGCTGCTTGTTTCGGGTCAGTCTTTACCCATGTTAATAAAAGAGGATCTTCTTTAGCATGTTCTAAAAAAATTAGGTTAAGGATTAGTATGTATACTGACCCAGAAGCTAACATTAAGAAGAGCGTCAGTAACGTGGTATTCCTCAAGAGAGAGCAGATTACTCAGTGGATGGATGAGCTTTGTATAATGTTTCAGGCCTATAATCTTACCTATAAGATTATTAATACAAAACTTTCTCACTATGTAGGTTGCGAACCTCTTGATGGCATTCATATTGTTGTCAAGGCTCAAAATATAGGTCATTTTTGGATTAAGTGGATTCTTAGCTATATCAGACTTATGTCAGAAGCACCCTGTAGCTTTGTATTACCTGAAGCTTTTACACTACGAGAATGTATTCCTGAACTCAAAGCATATCCTGTTCTATCAACATTTATGTTTATTTGGAGTACTTGTACTCTAGTTCATGCTTTTACTGCTGACAGTAATCACAACTCAGAAAAAGGAGAGTACCGTGCATTTGTGCCTAGAACAATGACTTACTTGATAGATGCTGTTTCTAAAAAAGTTGCCGCTTGTAAAAGCATTGATAATTGGCATAAGCAGGAGTTTACTCCTAAGAAGTTCGTCTTAGATCCCAAAGATTATCCAGTTTCAGTCAACTTACACAACTTGGTACGAGAATGCTTTGGAAAGAGAGGGGAATATAGGTTTACCTCTAACAAATATATACGAGAGTATGTATTAGTTGGAAAGATTCCTGATAAAATCCTAAAGCTTTACAAGGACTGTTTTGAGAAGATCAAGGAAAGTATTATTTAATTACATGAAGAAAACTATCAAAGTTTATGTTGTTGGCCATGATTGGTGCAACATCACAAGCTTCCTATTGTTTGACTTTGAAAAAGTTGACAATATCAATGAAGCCGATATTGTAATGTTTACTGGAGGTGAGGATATTAATCCTAAACTCTATGGAGACGTTAAGCATCCTACTACTCATTATACTGATCGAGATGACATGGAGGTTGCAGCCTTTGAAGCTGCTCCCAAAAATGCTCTTCTTATTGGTGGTTGCCGAGGAGCTCAGCTTCTTACAGCCTTGAGTGGAGGTAAGCTTTTCCAGCATGTTCAAGGACATGGTGGAGGTACCGGTGGTCATGATATCACTACTACAGATGATCGTACTATGAGGATCACCTCATGTCATCACCAAATGATGAATCCGTATGATCTTCCTAAAGAGGACTACAAGCTATTAGCCTGGTCCACTATTAACCTCAGTTCTGTATATCATATAGGTACAGGTTTAGCAGAGGTTCCTGAACACTTTAAGGAACCGGAAATTGTCTACTATCCTAAGACACGTGCTTTATGCATTCAGGGACATCCGGAATGGATGCCTAAGGATCAACCCGTAATCGCATATATTAATGAACTCATTCAAAAGTATCTATAATGAAAATTAAGGAATTTTTGGTAGGCTCCGATCCGGAGCTGTTTATCGTAGACACGTCGAAGGATAACAAGATTATTTCCTCCATTGGACTCATTCCCGGAGTTAAGGGGAATGCCTATAAACCTGCAGAGTTGCCTGAAGGTTTCGGCTTGCAGATTGATAACATTCTCGCAGAATTTAACATTCCTCCCACTCGTGACAAGGGGGACTTCATCACCCACATGATAGTTATGAAGGACTATATCCGGGACTATGTGAAGTCCAAAAATCCCAACTATGACATTTGCTGTAAAGCATCTGCTATGGTTGATGATGACCAGCTTCAGAGTGATGAAGCTAAGCTTTTCGGGTGTTCCCCGGATTTCAATGCGTGGCTTATGGAGCAGAATCCTCGCCCGCAGGGAGATTCTACGAACCTTCGAACTACAGGATGTCATTTCCACATTGGGTATGAGGGCAACAATCGTGATACCTCTGTGGAACTGGTCAAAATCCTGGATCTATTCCTGGGAGTACCCTCAATTCTTATTGACAAGGATAATCGTCGTAGAGAACTCTATGGCAAAGCAGGGTGTTTCCGGTTCACCTCCTACGGTGTAGAATATCGTGTAATGTCAGGATACTTTATTGATACTCCCAAGCTTATTGGCTGGTGTTTCGATCAAATCCTGAAGGCTATTGAATTCTATAACGAAGGTGGTTCTGTACAAGACGATGCAGGAAACATCATTAAAGCTATCAACTACAATGATGTCGAGGCTGCAGAGTCTCTTATTAAGAAGTATAAAATTAATTTAGTTTAACGGATGTGTGGAATATTTGGATTTGCTGGTAAACTTGGCAATCATGAATTCAATGTCCTGAAGTTCTCAATACTTGGGGCAATTAATGACAGTAGAGGTGGCGATTCTGCAGGAGCATTCATTGATGGTGAGTGCGAATATGGCATCGGCGACGAAAAACTCTTTGCCAACTTTGCTACCAAGAATAAGTTTCTGAAGGCCTATAAGGGGGTATCAGTGCAGCATGCACTAGGTCATTGTAGAAAGGCATCTGTAGGTGCTAAAACTATTAAAGAAGCTCAGCCTGTGTGTGTTCCTAATGATGATGGAACTAAGACTGATCTTGTTATGATTCACAATGGTACTCTCCTGAATCATACTGAGCTGAAGAATAAGTACCTTGCAAAGGTGCCTGACTATTTTACCGACTCCCAAATATTCGCCAATGTGGTCTACTACCATGGTTTCAAAGTCTTAGAGGAGTATGAAGGAGCAGGAGCTTTTGCATTCATCGACTATCGCAAGAAAATTCCTACTACTTATCTCTTTAAGGGAGAAAGTCCTCAGTATAAGAGTAGTGTTACCAATTCTGAGGAACGACCGCTCTTCTGGGCGAAAACTCCTGAAGGTATCTGGTTCTCTTCTATCAAAGAAGTGCTGGAGCTGGTAGTCTATGGGGAATATCCTGTAGAAAGTGTTCCTGGTAATACCCTTATTATCATCCAGAATGGTAAGGTAATTTCTACTCGTAAATATGACAGATCTGCCCGATTTCAGATGTCGTATGGAAGATCATCGTACTACGAAGGGGAAGATTACTATGGGGGGTATTATTCGGGGGTCAAAAGCAAAACGTTCCAGACTACGGCGAGGAAAGAAGAGGCGTGGTACCAGGTAGGAGAAACAAAGACTTTCGCTGCTACAGGATTAGTAACAGCAGAAGCAGAAGCTCGCTATGATTATACCAACAGTAACAAGGTAATCTTTAAGTCAGATGGCCGGTACTATCGTGGCAAGATCCTTATGAGTGGTTCTTACAGAATCTCAGAATATGGGTTCGAGAATACCTACTCTAATATGGGAACTGACATCGTAGCACGTCCCAAAACTTTCTACTTCTTCGAAGGTTTCCTGATGAAGGATGCTCTCTGTATGCATATAGCACGCAGAATGAAGGAGATTGCAGGTGACAAATTCCAAGACACCATGCTTCGTAAGTTAACTATGGGATGTTTCTATGATCCTAAGGAGAAGAAATTCTATACTCGTAAAGGTAAGTTGTTTACAGGAACATATCCTATATACTTTACTCTTACTAATCGAGTATATAAGATTCAGAGAGGAGAGATTTACCAGTATGAAGAATCATATAATCCGAATTGCTCTAATGTCTGGAAAACCTATTCTCCCCAGTACGAAGGATCTGAGATTCCTGTGAAATTTGCTAATCTGATTGAGAAGTCAGCTAAGAAGATTTTATCTAATTACAACATCTAACATTTACAATGTTACAGAGAACAACACGCGTAGTAACTGCTTCAGGTAAACGAGTCCTGAAAGCTAACTGCTGTACCATTAACGGTGAATATTACATCAAAGAAGAGGAAGCTGTTAAGATTGGCACTTCCTGGTATCTGAAAGGAGATCCTCGGATCTTCTACGACTATGGGTCCCAGTCTTGGAGGAAAACTCGTGGTGTAAATATTTGCAAGGGTATTGTAGGATGGGATCTGACTACTGATCGTCCCATTATAGGATCCTTTGAAGTAGACCACACTCGCAACATTGAAGTTGCAAAGTTGGACAGCAATGGTAACCCCAGAAGCATGGATATTTATATGGACAGAGCTCTAGTAAAAGGGCCTATTCATTTTAACAAAAATCTGGGTCTTTATGAGGATACCACTGCTTTATCTCCCATCATGAAAAAGGTTGAGACAGTTCTTGCTGATACTATCGGGCAAGGAATCTATAACTATTCCTTTAACCAGGAGTATTCGTCAAGCAAACATATGGAAAAATTCCTGAAATATCCTCGTGATATGCGGATTAACAATCCCATCAATCTTGAAGATGTTAAGGAGTTTGGGGAGTTCTCCTTTGGTCTAGAATTCGAAACTGCTGCGGGTAAGATTAGCCAATCTGACTGTTTCAACCTCGGTCTCATTCCTCTGAGAGATGGGTCCATCTCGGGTATTGAATATACCACTATTCCTATGCAAGGTCCTGAGGGATTCAACCTTCTTATTAATCAGGTAAAGGCTCTCCAGAAGAGTACTACCTTTGATAAGGAGTGTTCCCTCCACGTGCATTTAGGAGGCTATCCTATCGAGGCAAAATCTATCTGGGCTCTGTATAAGCTCCTGGTTGCGATCGAGCCTCAGATCGGACGTATTATGCCTTTATTCGCATTTAACACAAGTAAGTTCAAAGCTAAGGGCAAAGACTATTGCACCAGGCTACGTAAATATACTTCCTTTGAGGAGTATTATACTTACTGTTCAGGTGACAGAATGCGATTCGACGGATGTCTGACATATCCACATCCTATGGATGAGGAGGATCGTGCCAAGTGGAACATTCATGCTCGCTATGTATGGGCCAACATCATCAACCTGCTCTTTAAGAAGCAGGGAAAGACTGCGGAATTCCGCATCCATGCTCCGACGTTTAATATCCAGAAGATCATCAACTGGATGTTTATCTGTGCAGCTATACTTAAGTATGCTATTAAAAATAAGGATCGGCTGTTGAAGTCACCTATGAGTACTTTGGGAGTTACTCTGGAAGATGTTGTAACGAATGTTTATTCCAGACGTATCTCCTTACAACTCGTAGATTACATTCAATATCGTGAGATCTATTTCCGTCAGCTTGCTTATAAGTATAACGATCCCGCAGGTATGATAGATCTTCGTATTGACCGTGAACAGGACTTCGGTACTGACCTGGTTACTACGGTGAAACACTAGCAGAAATGTTCGGTAGTTGGAACAAGTTAATAAATGCCAACGAAGTTAAACCCATCCTGTCTGTACTCAACCAAGAGTACAGGCAGTATGAGGTTTATCCTCCAAAAAATCTAGTCTTTGAAGCTTTTAGGGAGTGTCCTTATGATAAGGTAAGAGTAGTAGTTATAGGGCAAGATCCTTATCCCCAGAAGGGATTTGCAACAGGTATAGCCTTCGCAAACCCTCCGGAGGTGGGGGATATTAGTCCATCTCTCTCTATCCTTAGAGACCGAGTATTTAGAGATTTTGGCAAGCTCAATGATGAGTTTGACCAGACTTTAATATCTTGGGAGCAACAGGGAGTACTCTTACTAAATGCTGCATTGACTGTAAGAGCTAAACAGCCTGGTAGCCATACTCAATACTGGCATCCTTTCATACGAGATCTTATTCTTGCATTGAATCAGTATAACCCAGGATTGATCTATGTATTATTAGGTAAAGTAGCCGAGGCATTTAGAAAGTATGTGGGTCCTAACAACCACATTTTAACGTATCCTCACCCCGCATACTTCTGTAGGTTAGGGTGTGGATTCGAAGCCACCATGTTCACGGATATTAACAAAATACTTCGTGATCTTAATGGTGATGAAATTAAGTTCTAGTGGCTGAGAATAAGAAAGTTAAGAACGCCCAAAGCATTAGTTATGATGGTATCAACTTCAAAAGTCGCTTAGAGTGTAACTGTTATAAGTTGCTCAAAGAAGCAGGATTCGAGCCTCTTTATGAACCAGTTAAGTATAAGCTACTACCTTCCTCACAATTAGAAGTTGGTATCGTATATACTCCCCGTAAAAAGGATTTAACTAAGTCTAGTAGTTATAGGGATTTAACCTATACACCAGATTTTGAATTCTTATTCGGAGATAGGCATATATATTACGATGCTAAAGGCAAACCAAACGATGCTTATCCTCTTAAAAAGAAATTATTTCTTCACTACTTAGAAGACGTGGGTGAGCCCTACATATTCTTTGAACCTCATAATATTGCCCAAATAAGGCAATCTATAAACATTTTGAGGCATGAATTATATCAGCAAAATAACTGAGTTATCTAAGCAGTGTCTTAAGGAATCTGATGTCAATCGAGTGAAATACTGGCTTGATAGTAGAAACCTTATTTCAATTAAAGAGATAGTTACTTCTGAGTTTATTAAGTTTAAATCTAAGAAACCCGTAAGTTTGGAGGACAAACCATTGTATGACGAGATGTTCGCCATCTTTGCAGATTTGGAATCAACAATCGTGGAATATCTTAGACTTAATGACTATGAAGAGGATGAACTCAACATCCCTTATGATGAAGAGTATTAAAGAATTGTCCCTTAACATTAGTGAGCCTGAATATAGGAAGCTTGGTGGCTTCTCATACTCCATGCTTGCTAAGTTCCTTCGTTCCCAGGATCCTAAAGTATTAGTAACCCCCTCTCATGACGAGTCGGAGGCTTTAAGATTTGGATCCTTAGTAGACTGTTTAATGACTGAACCTGAACTCTTAGAAGAAAGGTTCTTCATAACATCTGTGAAAACTCCCCCAGCAACAATCATTTCCATGATGCTTCGTATTTATGAGAAAGTTCCTGATGCTAAGAGTTTCTCCTTTGTACCTACAGAGGTTAAGCTTGAAGCATTAGACTTCTTTGAATATGGTGCTTCGTGGAATAACACAACTAGATTAGACCGCTTAGATAAGCAGTCTTTCTACTACACATTGTTGCAGAAAAGCGAAGGAAAGATCATCATGTCTGAAGAAGATTTATCACTTGCAAAGCTATGTGTTAAGATTCTAAAGACACATCCATTTACTGAAAAGTATATGGGAGATGAGGATCCTTTTGAGACTAATGTCGAGAAGGTGAATCAGCTAAAATTTTCTTCCACCTATCATGGGCAACTCATTAGATGTATGTTTGATAGGATTATAGTAGATCATGAAGCAAAAACTATCCAGCCGATAGATTTAAAGACCTCTGGTAAGAAGGAGGAGAAGTTTGAACTATCCGCACTGGATTGGGATTATTATATCCAAGCTACCATGTATACTCAAATCCTCTTAGATGTAATTTCTAAAGATGAGTATTTCAAGGATTTCACAATCCTTCCTTTCAAATTCGTGGTAATTAACAGGTTTGAAAGAACTCCTATGGTATGGGTGTACCCAGTAACTCGTCTTAATGTAAACACTATAGACGATCAGCAAGCTCTCTTGCAGAGAAATGGGTACAAGAGTTGGCGTGAGCTTGTAAAAGAAGCCACGTGGCATATTGAGAATAATAAGTTCGACTATTCCTATGAGACCTATAAAGCTCAAGGAGAGCGAGTTATTGATTTCTCTAAATACCTTCGTTAATGAGAAGTATTGATGCGTTAACATATTTCAAAGGAGATGACCTAGCAGCTAAGGTTTGGACAGATAAGTACGCACTTCGTAATGAAAATGGTGAAGTTATAGAGTCCAATCCTGACCAAATGCATCTCCGCATGGCAAAGGAATTTGCTCGAATAGAGGCTAAATATGGCGGCCCTAATATGCTCAGTGAGCAAGAAATTCTAGGGCTTTTCCAAAACTTCCGTTACATAGTACCTGGTGGGTCAGTAATGGCAGGATTAGGAAGTAAAGCTATAGGCTCACTCTCTAATTGCTTTGTAATCGGGCAGCCTGAAGATTCGTACTCAGGTATTATGAAGCTTAGAGAGGAGCAAGTACATCTGATGAAGAATCGTGGTGGTGTGGGAAAGGACCTTTCAACACTCCGCCCTTCAGGTGCTGCTGTTAAGAACGCAGCTAAGAGCTCTACAGGTGCTGCATCTTTTATGGATGTAGATTCTGCAATAACTACAGAGGTTGCTCAACGAGGAAGACGAGGAGCTCTGATGTTAACATTGGATATTCGTCATCCTGATGTTGAGGAGTTTATCACTAAGAAACAGGACCTTTCTAAAGTTACGGGAGCTAACATTAGTGTTAAGGTTACTGATGACTTTATGGAGGCTGTCTGGAAGGATGATGATTACTATCTCACATTTCCTGTAGATGCCCCAAAGTTAAGATTAGATCCTAATAGTAAAGACCTTGATGATTATAATGTTCTTCACCAAGATCTTGATGGTATTTACTATAAGAGAATTCGAGCTAAAAAACTTTGGGAACTACTAATTCATTGTGCATGGAATACTGCCGAACCTGGAATTATGTTCGAGGATCGTCACATTGAGTTTAGTCCCGATGGAGTATATCCTCAGTACCGAGGTGTATCTACGAATCCTTGTGGAGAAATCTTTATGCAGCCGTATGATAGCTGCAGATTGATTCATATCAATCTCACTTCGTTTGTTAAACGAGCTTATTATCCGGATGCCTCTATAGATTATGATTTATTGCGGAAAGTAGCGAAGGCAGCAATCAGGCTAGGAGACGACCTTGTAGATCTCGAAGTAGAGGCTATAGGTCAAATATTAGGGCATATTACATCTTCTAAAGGCGATAATCACCGAGAGTTTAAGCTCTGGATGGCTGTACGTGATGCAGCATTAGCAAGTAGAAGATGTGGAGTAGGATTTACAGGGCTTGCAGATACTCTTGCAATGCTTAAGGTAGGATTCAATGATGATGGTATTGGCGCAGTTGATACTATCATGAATACTATCTTTAGAGCAGAACTTGAGAGTACTATTGACTTAGCTGAAGAGAGAGGTACTTTCCTAGGTTGGGACAAGAGTATGGAAGAGGCCCATGTAGAAGGCAATGAATGGTATCAGATGGTAGCTAAAATGTTCCCCGATCTTTATGATCGAATGCTCAAAGTAGGCCGCCGTAATGTATCATTCTCTACAGTAGCTCCTACGGGTACTGTAAGTATCCTCACACAAACATCATCAGGTATTGAACCTGTATTCTCCCTATATTATACGCGTCGTAAGAAGTGTGTAGAAGGGGAGCCTCATAACTTTGTAGATCAGAATGGTGAGAAGTACCAGGAATTCAAAGTATTCCACAGACCTTTCTTAGAGTGGGCAAGGCTAAAGTTAGACCTACCTACTATAGAGGTAACGTTGGAACATATTGAGAAGATGCCAGCTGAGGAGTTAGCTAATTTTATTAGTTGGTCCCCCTGGTATAAGAATACTGCTCCTGAGATTGACTGGGACACTCGTCTTAGAATGCAATCTATAGTGCAGTACTATACTACTCATAGTATTTCTAGTACTTTGAACTTACCTAGTTCTACTACAGAGGGCGAGATTAGCAAGATTTACCTTAAAGCTTGGGAGTATAATCTCAAAGGAGTAACTGTTTATCGAGATGGTTGTAGAGCTGGTGTACTGGTAACAGACACTAAGCCTAAGCAACTCTTTGAACAACATAGTGCTCCTAAGAGACCTAAGACTCTCGATGCAGAGCTTCATGTGGTTAAGGTCAAAAAAGTTAAGTATGCTGTAATTGTAGGCTTAATGGAAGGCAAACCTTATGAAACCTTTGCATTTGAGCTGGGAGAAGGAAATTTCCTGCCTCAATCAGGTAAGATCATAAAGGTTAAGCGGGGTTGTTATAATTTCGTAGGTGACCACGATCTCATTATTGAGAATATTCATCTTGCCAATGACAAGTTAGAGGAGAGGTCTAGTTCAATCTATATCTCAATGCTGCTTCGTCATGGAGCACCTATAGAGTATGTAATAGCTACTGCTAAGAAGGTGAATGAAAACATTGCTTCTTTCACATCAGCTGTATGTCGTGTACTTATGAAGTATTGCACTAAAGATATTGGAGAAGATTCATGTCCTGATTGTGGTACTAAATTGTCACGAGAGGCAGGCTGTAAGAAATGTAACAATTGTGGCTATTCACTATGTTTATTAATGTTGACAAAATGAAGTTAGTAGTTAATTATCGCTCAGTAGATCCCAGTATCAAACCTGTAATCACTGATAAAGGTGAATGGATTGATCTTATGGCTGCGGAAAATGTAGATTTTGCAGCTCCTCATAATGCATATAATACTCGTATTACAGAGTATGATGCTAAGAAGGTATCTTTAGGTATTGCAATGTCATTACCTAAGGGTATTGAGGCTGTAATTCTACCTAGAAGTAGTCTTTATGAGAACAAGGGTGTAACATTAGTAAATAGTCAGGGCGTAATTGACTCCTCTTATAGTGGTGACAATGACATTTGGTCTGCTTACCTTAAAGCAGATCGAGCTAGCACTATTCTGGTAGGAGAAAGAATCGTTCAGTTCAGACTGCAACCTTCCCAGAGAGCCTCTATCTGGACTAAGATTAAGTGGCTCTTTGTATCCAAGATTGAGTTTAACAAGGTAGAATATCTTAACAACCCTGATCGAGGAGGATATGGTGCATCTGGAGGATATAAAGAAGTAAAGTAATGAGTGTACTGAGTACAGTAATCGGTATAGTAGTAGGAGGGTTGGTCTTGGCCTCCGTAGGTAAGATTTATCTAGGTATCTATCAGACTATAAAGCAGCAGAACCTTGCTGCAAATAAGTATAAAGTATCTTTTAAAAAGCATTTTAAGAAGGTTAAAGTTCCTCTTATTAAGATGAAGATCGCAGGTGAACTGAGATATTTCCTTGTTGATAGTGGAGCTACTAATAATGTTATTGCTAAAGATTTTTATGACTCCGTAGATCCTAAATATTTTAATGACCTTAAATGTTCAGATCATATTATTTCCACTAATGGAACCACTGAACGTCGTCCTTATGTAGGATCGTCTTTATCATTTAAGAGAGATGTCTTTGAAGACATCCCTTTCCTAGTATCTGACATGACTCCTGCAGTGGAATTTATTCGACAAAAATCCAATATTATCATAGTAGGAATCTTAGGTGCAACATTCTTTGAGAAGTATCGTTGGGCTATAGACTTCGACGAAAGATGTATTTGGATTAACTCATTTGAAGCAGATCAGAAAGATGAATAAGTTTAGGTATGGTAGAGGTAACAAACACTTCTTCACTATCCTAACTCCTCTTTCTGAGAATGTTTCTGGTATAATTGCAAAACTTCATTATGAGAATTTCTTAGGTGTAAGTTATAAAGATTTTACAAGACTTTGTGTCTCGTGTGATAAGGGACCTGAAGTGTGTGAAGGGGAATTGTTACCTGCCATTAACGTAACTACCGGAGAACGAACTTTATTTAGGGTTAAGAAGATTAACCATAATGATGAGGTTGACATCTGGACAGTAGAATTAGAACGTGAGGTACCTGGTAACGAACCAATCCCGAATAATATCTGATGACACCCCATTTCAGCTAGCAACAATAGCTGATCTAAGAGAATACTTTAAGGAGCATGAATTCATTGGTCTCGATACTGAGACTAACGGGTAAATAAAGTTGTAACAATAGGCAAAAGTTTTGGAATCTAAGAAATTTTTATTATATTAGTAAAAATTACTAATATGAATTTAAAAATACAATTTCTTGGAGACTTACGTAAGTTTGGTGTATATAAAATTACCAACATTATTACGCAAAAGGTGTACGTAGGAAGTACAACAAAATCTTTTAGTGAAAGATGGAGTAATCATCTTAAACTACTCAGAAAAGGAGTTCACTCTAACCAATATTTACAAAGATCTTTTTCCAAATATGGAGAAGATAGCTTTGAATTTACTATTTTAGAAATTTGTAGTAAAAAATCTTTCATTCTTGAGAGAGAACAATATTGGATAGATCATTACAATTCTGCCCAAAGAGGATATAATTTAGACCCAGTAGCTAATAGGTCGCAACGATCTTTAGAAACTGCTTTAAAAATATCTAATACTTTGAAAGAAAAATACGCCTCTGGCAAACTTGTTTGTCATAATACTGGAGAACATATTGCAGGATGGAATAGAGGAGTGAAGTGCCCAAAAATAAGTAGATCACGTAGATTACAAAGTCGTTCAATAAAAATATTTGATTGTAATAAAAATCTAATCGCGATATTTAGATCATGCATAGATTTGTGTGAATGGTCTGAAAAGAATATTATGCCTGGATTGATTATTACTCCTGCCAACAAGAAGGGATATATATTAAGAAAGGACAAAATTTATTATGCTATTAGAACTAATACACCTTACAAAGGACTTTACTTTGAAGCAACAGAGCCCCTACACTCAGGGATGGGTGTAGCAAAGTGGGTGAATTCAGGGAAAGCTGAGATGCCAATCCTGAGCCAAGCAGAAGATGAATCTTCTGAAGGTGCAGAGACTACTGGAGAAGTACAATCTTCTTAATAACCAGCCAGAGCGCCCACCATCTAGATCAGATGATGAGATAGTCCACACTAATGTTAAATGAAGCATTAGATTATGTGTCAGCCCTTATACTAAATCTCTTCTGTTAGTTCAGGTGGGTGACGAACATAATCAGTTTGCAATAGATGATACAGTAGATATACGAGAGTTAAAGGACTTCTTCGAAAATCCACAGTATACATTTATACTTCACAATGCAAAATTTGACCTTAAATTCTTCTTTCATAGGAGGATTGTAATTAAACATGTCTTTGATACTTTCCTAGCAGAAAAGCTGTTATGGTTAGGGTATCCTGGGGGTATGCATAGTTTAGCTTTAAAGCATTGCTGTGAGCACTATCTAGGAGTTAGTCTGGATAAGACTATTAGAGGCAATATTATTTACGAAGGAGCAAGTGATGCAGTAATAGTCTATGGCTGCCGAGATGTAGAATATCTCATTCCACTTATGAAGGCTCAGCTTAAAGCTTTAGAGGAGAAAGATCTTCTTAGAGCTATAAAACTTGAGAATATGTTCGTGGTAGTATTAGCTTATATAGAGTATTGTGGAGTTAAATTAGATGTAGACAAGTGGAAGGTTAAGATGGATAAAGACCTTAAAGTCTTTACAGATGCTATTGAAGCATTGGACAATTGGGTTATAGAGAATTGTGGAGAGAAGTATGTTGAGAAATGTGTTCAACAAGATCTCTTTAATCCTACATCTACTGGTCCTAAATGTAAAGTGAATTGGTCCAGTCCTAAGCAAGTTATAGAACTCTTTGAAGAATTAGGATTCAATCTCTGGACTAGGGATAAGAAGACTAAGGAAATGAAAAAGTCTGTAGAGGCCAAAATTATTAAGCCTCAAAAAGATGTTAGTCCTATAGCTGAACTATATCTAACTTACAAAGGTTGTGAGAAGACTTGTTCTACTTATGGTCAGAATTTCATAGATAACGTTAATCCTATATCTGGGAGACTTCACACTAACTTCTCACAGTTAATGGACACCGGCAGGTTGTCTAGTGGAGGTGGTGAAGATAAGGACATAGGTAAACCTATGGTTAACCTCCAAAATCTCCCTAATGACGCCGAAACTAGGGCTTGTTTTGTAGCAGAGCCCGGTAATCTATGGATTTCTGCAGATTATAAAGGCCAAGAAAGTGTACTTATTGCCAACATAGCTAATGATAAGGCTATGATTGAAGAATTTCTTCATGGTAGTGGTGATATGCACTCTCTAGTTGCTAAGGCAATTTTTCCTGAAGAGATTGATTGTTCTGTAGCTGAGATTAAAGAAAAGTTTCCTTTACTCCGTAAGAAGGCCAAAGGACCAGAGTTTTGCTTTAATTATGGTGGGAATGACTCAACTCTTGTAGCCACTTATGGTTTCGAACCAGAAGTAGCAACAATGATTTATAATAACTATATGAATCAATTCTCAGGAGTTGCTGAATACCAGTCTTGGTGCCGTAAGGAAGTAATGAGAGTAGGTTATATTGAACATTGTCCTGAGTATGGCCACAAGGCATTTATTTATGACTATGACCAGCTTATGAAAGAGAAAGCTACTATGTCTGAACCAGGTTTCTGGGACAAATATAAACTGCTAAAAGCACAGGATCCTAAGCATCCCTCAGTAGAAATGGTAAAGCATTTCTTTCGTAGAAAAGCTGATTCTGAGAAGCAAAGCATTAACTACCGAATTCAAGCTCGTGGTGCTATATGCTTCAAAAGATTCTCCATAATGTTCTTTCAGTGGCTATGGAAAAATGACCTTCTTTTCAAAGTCAAATATTGCATTCCAGTGCATGATGAAGCTAATATAGAAGCTCCTGCTGAGATAGCAGAAGAAGTAGCTAATAAGTTAGTAGAATGTATGCGCAAAGCAGGACTCTTGTTCTGCAAAACAGTTCCTCTAGATGCTGATGTAGTTATAGGGGATCATTGGATCCATTAATATGGTTAAAGAAATTATAAAGTTTGGTGCTCCCTGGTGTCAGGGATGCATTTCAGCAGATACAGCTCTTGAGCAATTAGGAGCTATGAGGCCAGAGATTATCATATCTAAGATTAATATCGAGGAGGATGAGGTCATGGCGGAGAAGTATAAGGTAAGAGGTCTTCCGACCCTAGTCCTTATAGGTCTGGATGGTAAAGAAATTGGCAGACATACCGGTAAAGTAACTGTCCAGGAGCTAATTCAAATTGTTGATGGTAGTGGACTATAATAAGGTACATGAAGAAATTAAGCAAACTTTTATTGCTAAGAATCGCGATTATGGTAACTCCTTTGAGAAGTCATTAAACAAGTTTGGGCTTATCGCAGGAGTAGTGAGGATCAATGACAAATTTGAACGCCTTGCTAACTTGTGCGACCGTCAACGATTAGCTGATGCACAGGTAAATGAGCCTTTGGCTGATACGTTAAAAGACATGGCTAACTATTGTATTATGGCTGCAGCATGGCTGGAGAATGAGTAACTATGAAAATTTGTGCACTATCAGATTTACATGGTTATTTACCCAAAGCTGAGGACATGTCCCCATGTGATGTTGTGTGCATTGCAGGGGACATTAGTCCTCTTCATATACAACGAGATAAACTTTTAAGTGCTATATGGTTTGGAAATACATTCATTCCTTGGTGCGAAGCATTAAATTGTGTAAAGGTTATTCTCGTAGCAGGAAACCATGATTTTTTCCTAGAAGATTACGATAAGCCTGGAGGAGTTACGCTTAAGTTAGGTCATGACAACAAGATCATTTACCTACGTAATAGTATGTACAAGTTCGGGCATAAATCCTTCTATGGAACACCACATGTTACAGACTTACCTAGATGGGCTTTTAGTATCACTGATGAAGAAGCTCATAAAGTTTTTGGTAAAATTCCTAACTGTGATGTGTTGATTACTCATACCCCACCATTTGACGCTGCCAATACTGGTAATGTCTATGGTTCAGACGCCTATCCTGATTATGGAAGTTATGTATTACGAGATGAAATCTTTAATAAGAAGATAGATCTTATAATCTGTGGACATGTTCACTCAGGAAATCATAACTTATCAGATTGGGGAACTCATAAAATAGTTAATGTAAGCTATTTAAATGAGGATTATAGACCTACATATTCACCGAAATTGATTACTTTATGAGAATTTGCTATACAAAAGCAGAAATAATACCTGATAATGGGCTCTTAAAAAACATTGAGCTTGCTGGTAGAGTATGTTACAAATCTGAGGATAAGATTACTGATTCCTCGGCAAAATCATTCGTTGAAATGATTAGAGGAAAAAATCATTTTTCAGTGCTAGAACATGGCAGCATATACCTTGTAGTGTCGAAAAGTTCTCCCCTGCCTCTACGTGAGCTTCCTTGGTGCCACATAATGGAAGATAATGGTAAAATTTATTACTACACGAATTTCAGATATATCTGTCAAACTCTTCCTACCCTCGCAGATATTATTTTGAAAGATGATCCTCTTCCGGAAGGTATAGAATTCTTCATTCCTGAGAAGGACGATCCTTACCGCAGACGGTCTTTCAGAATCATTACCAACTTTAAAATCTCAGAGCAATATGTTAGGCATCGAGCATTTTCACACTCTAAAGAGAGCTCTCGATACTGTAACTATGCTAAGGAACGATTTAATAATGAAATTAGCATTGTTATTCCTATGGGATCTGAAGGTTGGTTTGGGTCAATGACAGGAACTCTTGAAGGTATAGATGATAAGTGGTACTTTACTCCTGATGATGGTAACAACAACGAGAGTATGAGGAACCAACTAGCATTACGCTTTCCTGTGGATGAGAAAAAGAGATTTGTCCTTAATCTCCTTGAAGGAGCTCCTAGACTTAATAAGGTTCTTTCTCGCTGCAAACTTGCAGAGTTAGACTATCTTGATGAAATTCAAAATGGTAGTCGCCCTGAGAATGCAAGAGATTTCCTTACACTCTATACTAAGACCGAGCAAATCATGACAGGATTTCAAAAAGATTGGCATGATCTCATTCAGAAAAGATGTGTTCCCGGGGCTCAGAGGGAAGCTACCTTTATTGCTACCCGAATTCGAAAAGATCTTGCTAGAGAAATATGCGGATATTCTAAAAAAGCTATGTTACAAGATCAGGCTGGTTGTATTTCCCTTGATGACATAGTTGTACCTGGTCCTGACAACTTTGAGGAAGCAGTTCCAATACAAGCAGCAGAACTTGAAGCTCGTTGGGAAGAAGCAAGAGCAAGACTCGTAAGAGACCTTGGGAGAAGATGATTGCAACTGACAGAGCTCCATTACTAGGCTTACATGATGTATGCATAGTTCCAGCACCTACCACTAGAATAGCTAGTAGGAAAGAATGTAACCCCTATTATTCTAAGGGGTTACTTCCTCTTGCTACAGCTCCTATGGATTGTGTTATTGATGAAACCAACTGGGAAACCTTTGCTAGCGCGGAGATTCTCACAGTTCTACCACGAACAGTATCTTTAGATGTTAGAAAGCATCTAATGATTAAGACATTTGTGGGGATGTCACAGACCGAGTTTGTGGAAACCTTCTGCCACAGAGATTCTGCAACTGAAATCCTTACAGTCTTAGAGGAAAATGATCTTAAGGCTAATATCTGTATAGATGTAGCTAATGGTCATATGCAAACACTCTTAGATCTCTGCACTATCGCTAAGGATACCTTTGGAGATAGACTTGTTCTAATGGTAGGAAATATAGCCAATCCCATGACTTATATAGAGTATGCAAAAGTTGGGATAGACTATGTTCGAGTAGGTATAGGAACTGGTTCTAGGTGTACTACTTCTGCTAATACAGGAGTGCATTTTCCTATGGCTACGTTACTAGACCTTATTCGTCGTATTCAACTGGCAGACTCTCTCCCATACTATCCTAAAATTGTAGCTGATGGTGGATTCAGAAATTATGATGATATTATTAAAGCTCTTGCTTTAGGTGCAGACTTTGTGATGTGTGGGCAGTTCTTTGCAGAATGTAAAGAGGCTTGTGGTAAGACTATAGTCTCTTCTGGAGGAGTAGTTGAACGTGAGTACTATGGCATGTCTACGAAGATTGCTCAGAAGAAGATGGGGAAGGAAGCCCTTAGAACTTCTGAAGGTATTAGTAGGACTGTTAAAGTCACTCATACTCTTGCTCAGAAAATTGAGAATTTTAAGGATTATCTTACCTCAGCAATGAGCTATTCGGATGCATATGACCTTCCTGAGTTCCAGGATAAAGCTCTCATCTATAAGCTTACTCCTGAAGCTAGAGTAGCATATTTTAAATAAGATGAAGACAATCACTTATGAAGAATTCGTTGAGAATTATAGACCTATAAAGAACCAATTTAATCCAGTTGCTGAGTATGATGGTACTTTATATAGTCCAATAGAATTTTCACGAATAGCCTCTGCTGCTTTACCCAACAGAATATTGTGGACATTAATGAAAGTCAGTTATTTAAACGAAGAAACTTGTGAATGTACTACAGAGAAATATGTTTACCAAGGATTACAGGAGTTTGGAGATGTCTTAGGATATTTCGTTACTGAAGAACCCTATGAATACGGTAAACCTTTCAATGTCAAGGTAGAGTAATAAAAATCCCCGATAGGTTATACGCCTACCGGGGAATTTTTTTTAGACTTCAGGTTATCGTTGATTAAACGTAAATGTATCGTATATATCAAAGAAGTCTTGTGCAGCATTAAATCCAGGGGTTAGTCTTGATGTGAAGTAGAAAGGACGGGTCTTATCATTCTTATCTTCTTCCCACCATAATAAACCTTTGTAGTCTTTACCTACTACAAGGTCACGAGTTTCATCAATAGTATTCCTAAAGAACCCCATAAGATTAGTAACATAAGACATTACAGCCATAGGAGAGGATATAATATCTGTAGCACTACTAATGTCTACAAAGAAGGATGCCTCTAGATATGCACCATATAAAGATCTATATAAGTTCTGTGTAGCTAATTTAGTAGCCCATCCTGTAAGATCATCATCGGGTTCATCAGGTACTAAAGCTTTAGCTATCATAGCTGCCAGGAATAAACCTATAATAGACTGTAGTTCAAAACCTAGAGCCTTTAATTTTTGAAGTCTCAAATTACAAAATTCTTCGAATGTAAAGTCTAATTTAGATTCATTAGGATGCTGTCTAAAATATTCATCATATTGCTTGCGAGCGGCCTTCTCATTCTGCCCAATGTTATCTCCTGCAAGGTATCCTAAGATAGGTATAGATCTTAGTAGTAGTCTACCAAAAGACTTACCTATCTGTTCACCTCCAGTAGCGATTTCGCCCCACCCAACTCTGAATCTGCCTACATCATATTCATCGAGAATTTCATTCTTTTGAAGAGACTTGAATCGAACATTTAACAGTCCAGGAAGCCAGTTGCGATACTGCATGATAAGAGTACCAGCTATAGTAGTATTAGCAAGATACCTATCCTCTGCAGGCATAACACCTTTCACAGATGTAGCAGCGCTTTGGGCAATAGTTCTAAACCTAATAATATCTTCTTTAGAAAGTTTATCAATAGTCATCTTACCATCCTCAGACATATGAATAAGATCAGCTACAGGTATAGCATTAGGACTTCTTCTTAAGCTGACTAACTTCTTCTTATTCTCATCATAACCCCAAGCATAGAGCATAGATGTTAATACCTTACGGTCAATATTAGAGTCAGTCTTTTCTAGCAGATAGAAGGCGTTTTCGACATTGAAGATCCTATTAGTCTTATTAGCAGAAAGCTCTATAGCTCTCTTCTTCCAAATGTCTTCATTGCCTATATGGAAGAAAGCAATAGCTCCATAATACTTAGTAGGATCTTCCTTCTTAAGCTTCTCAGATAACTTAGTAGACTTCTTATTATAATAAAGACCTTCCATTTCTATCATCTGGAAGTTAAGCATAGTCTGAGCATAGTTTCTAAAGCCTAGGATAGGTTTAAATCCTAAAGTACTTAGAGAAGACCATTGTACAACTTTCTTAGCCAATTTACCAAAGCTATAGGTTTTACCCATGAAGTTAAAAGTACCTCACTCTGAACGGGATTTTCCATAGATATATAGATCAATAAATTTCTCTAATGTAGAAACATCATCTGAAGATAATCCTAGAGCTGTACGAATTTTACCAACCCACTTATCCATATTAGGAAGGTTGTCTTCTACGAAAACCTTAGCCCCATTGGTCTTAGCATGATATAAAAGAAGCTGAGCATTAGCCTCAATTTCTTTCATATGCTGATAAGTATAAACAGATTGAGCCATTAGCATTAAAACTCTTGATAGATCATAAGACTTATGTCGAAGACCTTTCTCTTCAGCAATCTTTCGAAGCTGAGTATTACGAGCAAAACGCCATTCATCAGTATCCTTTGCCAGAGTAGGATCTATAGCAGCTTCGGCTCTAGCTATATCAGCAGAAGTAAGATTGTCTTTAAGAGGATCTATGAAGAATAAAGGCACATGCTTAATAGGATTACCGGCATAGTCCATACCAGAAGTTTCATCCTTACTCTTATAAAGTACATCAGATTCATCCCTAGTCTCAAGAGCTCCAAGAGTAATAGCTGTAAGGTCTGTTAAGGCACCAATGCCATTCTTAAAAATAGAATCAAATAGATCATTACGTACATTGGCAATAAACCTCTGATTAATCGTTCTACCAGTGATATTTTCAAACTCTACGTTGAAATTTACATACATATTATAATAATCAACAAGAGGTTTAATATCTTTAATCTTATTAAACTCTTCACTATAATAGTCAGGATTCTCAACACGATATTTATCTCTAACAAACATGTTATACTTTTGGAACATTGCCCACTTATTATAGCTTAAATCATTCATCTTACGCCATGCAAGATAACGATTTTGTTCACGAGTCTCCTGAGCAGTTCCTTTAGCATTCTCAAGTCTAGTAAGCCATTCCTTCTTGGCCTTATTAAAGTCCTCTAAAGCCTTTCCAGTATATTGATAGCCTCCTTTAGGATTATGCTCAATTTGATAGTTATCTAAGAAGAATTTAGCACTTCTGGTCTTAATAGATCTAGCCTTCTCTAAATCCTCATAAAATTTTTTAGAATACTTATTAATAAGCTGACCAGTCTTTGTATCGACAATCATATTAAAAGCGTCTTGAACAGTTTTGTTATTAGCTTCCGCCCATTCCTGAAGAGCCTGAGTATGCCCTTTAACCTTTTCATAGGTAGTCATAAGCTGGTCGTGAATATTAGCCTGAGCACTTTTTAAAAGCTTGGAGAATGCTCTAAAGATAGGATGAGCAATTTCACTAACTTTACTAAACCATCCTGCCCACCAACCTACATGTTTGCCAGGCTGAGAAATGTCTACACCAGTAGTTGCTAATAACATATCTACAGGCTTTTGACTGAGTAAATTACGAATAAATAATACTTCTCGTAAAGCATTATTTAATCTCATTCTCATGTCAAGATCTTCATCAACATTAATAACATCAATTGCTCCTTGGAAAAAGTCTAAATATACATCTGAACGTTGCTTAAGTTCAAGAATTTCATTAGCAGTTAATGAGCCAGGTTGACCAAAAGGTATAGTTAGTCTTCTCTGAAGAGATCTAGACATATCCTCTACTTCTCTAAATAAGTAAGAATAGTCCTGTCTTATAAGAATACTCTGAATAAGATCCTGAGTTCTTTGCCATGCATCTCTATCAAGTTGAGAGTTTGTTCTAAGATATTTACTATGCTGAGCATTACTAGTCTGGTAAAGCTTCTCTAACTGTCGAGCTAGCTTGGGGTCAAGATCAACTTCCTCACTTAATGATACAGGATTTAATGCATGTACTTCTAAAGACCAGGGTTTTACTTTACCAAATCCAAAGACACTAGTCTCACCAGTATCTTTATCAGCAGCAAACTGTACATTAATAGGTAACATTCTAGTGGCACCAAAGTTAACAACTACATTACGATTCTCTGCCTCAGCCTTCTTGCGAATACCATTAGTAAAGATGTTTTTATACTGAGTAATTTGGATATTCCAACTATCTTTAGTAGCATCAGAAATTTCACTTACAATCTCTCCACCTGATTCAGTAAATTCATGAGTTTTATAGTCATAAATGTCAATAACTCCATTAGAATAGATAGCTACTAAGTCACATGTACCAGCAATATCCCTAACTTCATCATAGATAATTTGCTCTGTAAAGATCTTCACACTACCTTTTGTGCCAGTTTGAGAATCTATATAAGCCTGTCTTGCTAATATCTCTCGATAAGAATTACTTGCAGCTTCCTTTAGATTATTAAACTGCTTATCAGTTAAACGTGCAGATTCTCTTATGTAAGCAGAAGTTCGACCTTCAAACTCTGGTAAATTAGAAAGCTTACTATGAACCTTTTGAGCAATAGATTCCTTAGTAGAATTCCTACCCTCAATACGATCATTCATTAAAGCTTCAAGATACCCATGTATTATAGTACCTTTAATAGTACGAATACGAGCTTTTTTATCAGTATCTTCATTCTCATTATCAGAAGTTACCTTAAAGCGTCTGCGCATACCTCTCGATACAATATCTGATACACGACGACTTACAGGAGTACCATCAGCTTTAATATAAGCTCCTTGTTGTACATCATATTTAACAGTTAAGTTCTTGAGATAATCCTCAGCATCTAACTGGGTAGCAATCATATCTTGAGTTAACTCATAATAATAATCACCCTCCTGGATATTTGCTTCTAGATTATCAAGACCAGTAACTTGCTTACGAAGCATCATCTGAGCTACTTCAGTAAAGGGCTGCATATCTAAATTCATTCCTTCAACTGTAAGATTAGCTACCTCAGCCTTACGCTTGAAGTAAGATTTAATGAGGTTAAAAAGCTTTTTAATAGCTGATACTATACCAGTAGATTCAGGTACATACTGCTCAGAATTATTCTCATAAAGCCTAACCACTTCCTGAGCAATAAGTTTACCAGCAGCTTCTTCGACCATTCGCTCTTCATCACCCTTATAAACTTCAGCATACTCTTCCTTAACTCTGGCAAATGTAGAGCTATCACGAGCTACTTTTAGTAAACGCTGATAGAGAGGATTCTCTTTACCAAGCATTCTTACCATAATATGAGCACACTCCTCACTGAGAGTTGTAGCATCTGCCTTATCTAAAGCAACAGTAATAACCTTTCTTACCATGTCAACCTGAGCCACCGCAGGAATAGAATTACCTTCTTTATCAGTAATCTCCCCCCAAGTATTTACTTGGAAGCCTATTTTACCAGCCCAATCCTTTAAAAGCCCATCAAGACCCTTTATAGGCGATTTGGAAGACTCTCTCAAAATCTGATACATCTCCTCAGGTTTGACATCATAAACCTTTAAATCAGGCTTATATTGCTCAGGAAGGACATATCTTTCTACGTATACCTCAGAATACTCTTTACCCATAGGAGAGCTTGCAGATTTAACAACTTTAGCTCTATAAGCTCCATAGTTAGCATTAATTTGAGCAGCTTTATTAATTGCTGCTTCATACTGTGCTTTACTATTAGTATATACAACAGGTCGTCCTTTACTATCTACAACACCAAGAGCCATCTTTTCTGTAGCAGAAATAGGTTCATAAGTTATACGAAGAGATTTAATAGTCTCTAAAGCTTGGCGAAGAGTAGGGATATTATCCCCACTCTTTACATACAATGCCCAAGCAATGTCTTCACCAAACCTGTTGACTAAATCCTTCCAAGCCTGAGAGCTTGTATTAGGACATACATTAGCCATAATTATTTACACAAATTTTTACGTTCTTCTCCTGACTGAACAAAGTCAGCACCTTCTTTTGATAGATTGAACTTCCCAGTATTTACCCATTCCTCGCTAAATACCATATTAGTAGGAATGGAACCAGCTTTTAGAAACATATCTATCATTTCTAATCCTGTATAACCACTAAGAGATGGTTCATCGGTGTTTCTGTAAGCTACCTTAAATTGTTTATCAGGATTTTGCCTTGCAGTTTCATAAAGTTTCTTAATGTTCTCAATAATCTGTTCAGGAGGTATACTTCTAAGACTGTTATTTCTTTTTACTCTAAGGTCTTTAGTAGGTAAAGCATAGGCATTACCTTGCAATCCCTCTCCTTGACCATAGATAGCACCAAATAACTTCCTTGCAACTTTAGCAGCTCTAGCACCATGTTTGCCTTCAGGATTACTGCCAAATACAAATATAGTATTAGCACCTGGAGTAATATCTCCAGTATATTTAGCTACAGAGTAAGCTCTCTTAATTTTTTCCGAGCTATTAGAAGAAGTTTGCTCAGCTTCATGTAAACCTTCATCTGTAGCATTTTCTATCTCATACCTAAGCTGTTCTTCTCTGAAGTCCTCAACTTCCTCAAAGGTATAAGGACGACGAAGAGTTTGCTCAGCTTCGTAGAACTCTGAAGATTCATTAAGGTTAGCTTCCCTAATCTTGATAGCCTCATTAATAAGTTTCATTAATGGACTGTCATCACTAAAATTATAGATCTGACGTTGGTGATTTTTACCTATAGACTGAGAATCTAAGGGGAAGTTCAACTTAGTACTTTCTACAGATTGGTTCTTAGCATTAAAGTATCTTACTACAGGATAAACCTTCTTAGTTTTATTACCTTCGGCATCCGTAGCATATCTTTTTCCAAGAGGAAATTGAGTGGCCATTCGCATATTGAAGGGTAGGATATTATCATCATTATAGTTAGATAACTGCCATGCATAGATAAATGCTTCTCTTAACTTGCCATAGCCAGATTCTTGATAAGAATTAAGCATAGGTTCAATATAATCCTTGTACATCTGTGCAGGAATAATATCTATATAATTAAGAGGTGACATCTGAAGTCCTGACTGTAGTAGGCAGAACTTCATAAGATCTACAGCAAATTCTCTGTCTTGTAAGTATAACTGTTCCCATGCATATGTTACAGCATTAGATGCTAAAGGATCTTTATCAACATAAGGTTTAATATTATGAATATCATCCCTTACTGTATCCAAAATCGGTACTAAAGATTGGAATAATGGATTGTCCTTATAAGCAGGCTCAGACCGTAATTTTGCTAGCTTCATAGGAACACTATTACTACCAACCATTAATCTCTTCCTTTCGGAAATTAAGGTAGTACCAGTAGCATCAGGAGTATTAAGAATAATAGCTGTTAAGAAGTCATTCTTGAATTTATTTAGACTAGTAATAGCTCTAAATTCAGGAGTTGCTGAACCAACATATCTTGCAATCGCTTCATCAAATAATCCTGTATCTCCATCCGTAAATTGCTTATCTCTAAGCAGTAGGAATAGAGGTTCAAAGAATGATTTATACTCAGCTACAGTATTCTTATAACCTGCAATATAACCTTCGTCTACAAGCTTATCATAGTTAACAACATTCTTACCAGCAGTAAGACTCTTATATAACTTTATTAGAAGTTCAGAAAGGTTTTTACCACCATCCTTAGTATCATAGGTTGTACCTTGCATTGCATCTGCAACCTTACGTCCCCATTCTACATATCTAATAAAATCATCTAGAATTTGACTCTGATAAGCAAGATTTTGATTAACAATATAACTTTCAAGTTCTTCAGTAGTAAATACTTTTGTAGGTGCTCCAGCATCAATAGGAGGATACTTCTCAGATAGATAAGCCCGAATCTCATTCTTGTTATATCTAGCCATAGCAGTACCAGCCTTAACTCTAGGAGACTTAGGAGATACATAGTTCTCCTGGGCTATCTGAGACTCATACTGCTGTTGTAACTTAAGATATTCACGAATGATAGGCTGATTCATAAATAAAGCTAACGTATCAGGATGAACACCTGCCATAGTAAGCATAGTAAGAGTTCCTAAAGTTGCAGGAGTAGCTCCAAGGTTAACTCCAAAGGGAGATTTTGCAGCATCCACAGCAGCACTAATCCACTGGTTGAGTAACTCTGAGATAGGAATCTTCTTATTACCAGCAGTATACTTCCTACCAAGCTGAACTATACCATTTTCCTCATTATGCTCAAAGTTAATTTGAACAGCTTCTGCAGGAATACCTAAATTATACATGGATGCAAAGACGTAGAATTTACCAGCATTAGCAGCAATACCTACCTCTTTCTTACCAGCCATATAATTCTCAGCAACCTGTAGAACATATGTAGAATCTAGCAGACTAGGAAGAGCTGCTTTAGACTTATAATACTCTGCCTCCATCTCATAAGTGTCACCAAAGACAGCCTTCATAGCTCTCTTAGCAGAAGCTTCAAGAATATTCGTCTGAATAGGAGCAATAAAGTTAGAAGCATTCTCTGCAATATGAGCAAGCTCTTTTTGAATCTGAGTAATACGATTCTCAATAGCTTTCTTGTGAAACTCTTCTTTAGATACCTTAGGAGTCTGCTCAGTATCTGCAAGCTCTTGTAGTAATTCACTGTTACCAAAGAATCCACTTAGAGCTTCAAGGATACCTTCTTTCTTCTCATCCTTAAAAGAGTTAACTAGTTCCTCATACTGCTCTTCCCAATGAGGATAATCTATGTACTTAAGCCGTCCCTTAACCTTATAATAATTAGGTACATATAAGTACATTTTATCAATATCATACAATAATCTCTTATACTTTCATATAAGTTTAGACTATATCTTCACTACTAACTGTAGTGTTCCGCATTCTTGAAACTTTACCATCCTCAGCATAACCTGGTGGGACTCCATGTTTTAGTCGTTGAACCTTATACTTATTACTAAGTATCTTGGCTGCGGATTGCCCAATTCTTAGACTTTTTACCATTCTATAACCATTACATTATAGTATCTAACTATATTACTATGTTAGAGTGGTATCTAAGACTCTAAGGGGATTCCCGCAATTAACGGAATTTTACTCGAACCATGATATTAATCCGAGCCAGCCTTAGCAACAATCTCTGTTGGTAAGACTATAATATCTCCAGCTGCTTCAGGTAAGAAACCCTTAACTACTATAGTCTCAATAGAGCTTAATCCCTGGGTAGGGATACGGAAGCCTATAAGTTCGAGAAGTTCTTTCGGAACTTTACCAATGCTTGTAATACCCTTAAACGGTGAGGGAAGATATACTTCCATTGAAGTAATCTTTGGCTTACCATCAACATATTTTACAACAAAGTCTAGATCTGAAGATTTATATTTACCCTCATTATAAGTACGACTAGCTTTAGTCTCCCACATAGTTGAGGGTACCTGAAAAGCTGCAGTACCATGACGCTTCTGAGAAGTAGTCATACTAGCAGCTCTACTCATAAGGATACTCTCTATCTTTTCACGAGTAGGTAGAATATCTATATTAGTAGTTCCATCATCAAGGTCGTTAAGAAGTTCTATCGCAGTAATATAATTATCTGCTAAGCCTCTCTCAATCGCCTCTCTCCGTAAGGAATTTACTAAACTTACAATACCTTCCTCAGAGATCTTCCATCCTTTCTGAGTAGCTACAAGTCCAAGCTCTTTAATAAGCTGATCCCTGCCAAGTCTGATACGTTGATTATTTAAATCAATATATTCATCAGTTAGAGCTTTAACTTTAGGAGCATTCTCACCAAAATGTTCACTAATCTCACCAGCATCAAAGAGCCCATTAAGGATCTGTACCATCATCTGGGTACCAGTGACTACATCATGGTGCTTATGTTCACCAGTATCTACCTGAATTCCCCAGTATTCCCAATATGTATCTTGAGTAAGTAAGTCTAAAGGTCCTTGATAAGTACCATCATCACTAACTAAGAAGTTACCTTCTTTATCGTAGAAATCATTGAAGGGATGCTCAGTATTTGTAACAAGTACACCTTGCTCATTTGTTACAGAATTAGTCTTAGTAGTAACACCTTTATTAGCTGAATAGTGCACCGCAACACCAACTTGATTCTTAATCATCATCTCATGAAGTTTCGAAAGATTAGTATCTCCTAAAGCTTTTAGAACAGATGGGATAAGAGGCATTAATGACAGCTTGTAGAAAGATGGCTTAAAACCTTGAACATTTGCTAAAGGTCCAAAGTGTTGAGGTTTCAAAGAGTTAAATACCTGCTGTCCCCAGCTACCATATTTGAGAGGAGATTTCTTACCATCAAAGTCTACAAAGACTCTCTCTTCCTTAGGAACACCCGCTCTTTCTTGAACCTCCCATTGGTAAAGCTTCTCAGAATCTACATTCCAATCGCCTACACGAACTTTAAATTCTCTATAAGCATCAAGGGAGATCATACCAAAACCATCACCCTCTGTCATATCTGCATATGGAGCACTATTAAGACCAAGTTTATCAGCATTCTTAATAAGTGCTTCAGTCATCATATCCTCAAAAGATTTAGCCTTGTCAGATTTTTCATACGCTTCAAGGACATCGTTGCGAAGCATCTTATATCTATTATTCTCAGCATCTACAATCTCAGCAATCTGATAGAGTTGCTTAGAATAACTAGGAACATCAGAGAATACTGCTGTTTTAAGAATAGGCCTGCCATACTTATCAGTAAGTCCTTCAGCACCATCCATACGTTTAAAGTTCTTAGCGATAGTAACGTTGATACCGTCAGATGTTAGGCAAGTCTTCTTAGAACCCATAGCTCCATTATGACGCTTAAACTCATCTCCTAAAGACTTGTAGAAGATGTTATCTCCATACAATACTTTACTCTGCTCAATGTTACCAATAGCATAATTAACTACAGCATGCCTAATCCAATTTATCACCTCAGATCTGGGATACTGATTAGTCGTAGGATTAGTGCTAAGCTTAAGAGACATGTTAAGGACTTTATCACCAGCAAGTTCTTTAAGACCTCCTAAATCTAAGAGTTTACCATAAGCATTATTAGTCCAAGTACTAATCATTTGTTCAATTCTAGTAGTAAGAACATCTCTACCTATAGTATTAAGTATTCTATCAGCAAATTCATTAGGAGATTCTGCCGTATCTACTAAGAACTCTTTAACTTCTTTAGGAGTTAAAAGACTTTCAATAACTGTACCCTTAACATAATTCTTATTAAAGTTAGTAAAGGCTCTGTCCTTAATATGAGATCTAGCTATTTCGTCCCATAGATAACCTCTAAAGATGTCTATAACTTCACCACGAGTAGTATTAGCATTAATCCAGGTATCACCATGATCTAAGAATCGCTCTTGGCCATTATCAGCAGGACGCATAATATTATCCTTGCCTTGCATAGTCATATTAAGTACTGTAGATAACTTATCTATAAGTTTCATATCCTTATAATCAGTACCATTATTGTTAGAGCTCTCAATGTTACCTTCATGAATAAGAATAGACAACTTAGGAGTTTGTCTATCTACAAGTGCTTTATTAAGGAGCAATGAATGAGTGACATATACATTCTCCGTAGGATCAAGGTGAGGCATCTCAGAGTAAAGCCTCTCAGGATTTTCAATAACTCTATTAATCTTATTAATAGTCTGGTTAGCAAATCCAGGCTTTTGAAGATCATAGATTCTTTCATCACCAAGAGATATATGAGAATTCTCAAGAGTTTCAATACCTAAGTCAGATTGGATATCTAAGAATACATCGAGATTCTCATTCTCACCATCACGATTCTCATTAACAATAGGAGTTTTAATAGCTCCTTTAGTAATCTGAGAATATACCTGCCCAATCTTATCTAAGAACTTCTTAGTATGAAGAGCTCTCCGAAGAGTTTCAGGATTATTAATATCGTAAGTAATACCTAAGATTCTTAAGAAATCTTCAGCATTATCTGCAGTAGGAACTCTCGGGAATGCTTTCTTAATAGTATCATTATTATACTCCCATACTTTATATTTATTACGAGTATAGAACTTAACAATATCAGACTTTCCTTCGAGTAACCACTTAGACAACTGTGCTCGCCATGAACCTGCAATACGTGCTCTATGACCTATAGTAGAAGCATTAAAAGAAGTATACTGTCCATTAGCTTTGGTAACACCAATAAGATAATTATTCTTATTATTATTAAAGGCCTGCATGAACTGTACTACCTGAAGCATATCCGAAGCAGTCCAAGAATCAACCTTATCAAGCTTTAACCATGAAGGAATAATCTTAGTTTCAATACCACCTTCAGCATTTCTAATAGAAACTTTATCGTCTCTAATAAGAGGATATATAGCTGGATATTCCTCAGCAACCTGAGATAATCTCTGCTGTAATTCCTTAGTAGAAATACTTGTAGGCAGATTAGCTAACTTATTGGCAAGAATATTAAATACTTTACCAAAAGGCTCCATCTCAGGCATGCCTAAGCTATTCTTATAAGGAGTAGCTGTACGAGTCTTAAAGTCATAGTATTTTTTAGGTAAGGTACTTAGAAGTAATTTGACAATCTTGTTAGAATTCATCTTGCTACTTACAGTGATAGATTCTGCAAATAAAGCTGCAGAGTCTCGTCCCTGATTATTTTCACCACCTGAAATATCAGCAGCAGCTTCCTGATAATCTTCTGAAGTATTTAGCTCTAACTTATACTGTGCTAAACGCTCTTGCTGATGAATAGTCTTAATACCATTAGGAGCATCCCAGGTGTTAAGAACTTTACCCATCTTGTCAATATCAGTAAGTAACTTCTGAAGAGAGTTAGGATCTGCAAAAGCTACAGAAGCCATTAGCTCATTATATCTGCCCATAAATTCTTTATGAGCAAAATTA